GTTGTAAGCATTCGCTTCGTATTCGTAATTCTCAAAGAATTCATCGTCTTCATTGCCCGATGCACAATGCTCTTCCCAAACACGTTGCATAGCATTCATGCCTTCAAGTGCATCACCACGACCAAAGTTTGTTATTGTGTTCCAAGCAGTTGTGAAGTCTACAGTGTCTTTATAAAAACTAGGGATTCTAAACATATGATTCTCTTTCTCTCTGATTACTTAATTAATATAGCATGATTCGCAGATTTGTCAAGAAAATAATGAACATAAATATTCATATGACCCAACTTGATAACAGCGTATTTTACAGTAACTTTAGAAGCCTGGATCCAAAAGACTGGCATCCAATATCCGAACCATTTAATGGAAGCGACAGTATAGAAGGATATAAAGCGAACCTTGATAATCCTAAATATACAGGACTTTTTAAAAACTGGAGATTTAAAACTGATCCTATCGATTATTCTTTTAATAATATAGGGATGCGGGTCCCTAACATTGAAAACAATCAATATGATATGACAGATGATTATGATTTTTCAGATAAGATTGTGATACTAGGGTGTTCTCACGTTCAAGGAGTTGGCATAGAGTATGAACATACGATAGGCGAATACTTGAGTAAATTAACTGGTAGGCAGGTAATAAACTGGGGAGTTGGCGGCTGCGGACCCGATGTGGTATTTCACAATGCAATGTGGTTAGCAACAAGAGAATGTTTACCTTTAAAAGTAATCGTATTGTGGCCAACTGTTGGGAGATTTAGTTTTACTAACCCTATAACGAATATGATTGAATACGTTATACCACCAAATGACTTCGACCATGGGTTTAGTAAATTTTATAAAACAGAAATGTTATTCGGTGACATACAAAAGTTACAATATGTAAAATATAAAAATACACTACGAAATGTATTCAAAGACAGATTGTGTGAGTTTGACTTATGGTCTGGCATACCTGGGTTAAAAAGCGTTGCGGAAAAAGAATTACTTGCCGAACGTGATGAACTTGTTAATAGCAACCGTAATCCTATTGACATATTAAATAATTTAAAAGGCAGAGACATTAGAAGCGTACCTAAAGATTTTAACAATATTGATCCCTTCTCATTTCATACCGGAATCTTAGCCCATAATGGTAAAGATATTAATGAGTTAGTAGCAAGAAGATTAATATTTCCACAGTTAAGTGACTTATAAGTTTTCTATGTAATCTTTTAGTACAAATCTATCAACATAAGGTCGAATGTTATGTGTTTGCAAACTAGAAATCTTGTAGTCAATTTCGTGCATGGTTAAGTTGTTTATTTTCAATCTTTCGACATAGTTTTTAAATCCTAGATAATCTGTATCATATTTTCCATATAAGAAATCAACCGGTATATCATAATCATTTAAGAACTTGTATGGGTCTGTTATACGCTTGTCTATATTCATTTGTTTGAATTTATAACACTTTACAATATGCATAAGTACAACTCCTGTGATAGGCATATATTGATGTTTTAGATATTCGGGTCTATTAAACCATTTCAGATAACCTTTAACCCATGGAGATGTTTCCCAGTTATATGTAGATTGTCCGCCTGTTGTTAACACACGAATATTTAAATCTTGCAATTCTGATGCGATGCTAACAACAGATCCAGCATGTTTACTATCTGCGTAGAGAATAACATGTTTGTATTCTTTATTAATATATTTTCTAATCTGGTTACATGTTGATTTTATGCTATCACATTTATTACTTACACCAAGTACCATATTACTTGGGTATAGAATTTCTGGCATTCTGAATGGATCTTCATTTACAATCAATAAATCTGTGTCTAAATTAATAATCTTTTCACTTACATTTGTGAGAGGGGAAGACAATCGACCTTCGTGTCCTGCAAAACTTGTCAAATGAATAATCAATGTGTCGTGTTCTATGTTAGTTCGCTTCCAACACATTGTATAATCATCTGATACATTCTCAAATAACTCATCGTTGTAGCTTTGTACCAATGGTCTAGCAAACTCTATAGTGCCTGTTTCTGCACGTTGTTCTAATATATTAATAAAATCAGTCTTGTATATTCGTGAGAACCTATCAATTTTTTTATTACTGTCATTTTTGATGGTGGAATATGTGTATTGGAGTATTTTTTCATGTAGAAAGTATAGCTCTACATCATCGTCAAAGTCCCATAATTGATTGTAAAATTCAAATTTCATTGATATATCCGGGTAAAATTTTTCTATCTATATGATTTCTAATATTATGAGTTTCGTATTTTGTTCTATAGTCAACTTCATGATAACTTATTCCTGTATCTAATTCCTGTGCGTATTTCAAAAATGGCCTATATTCATCATCGTACTTGCCATGGTAGTAATCAACTTTTATATTATAATTTTTGATATGCTTTAATGGATTTAATACATGATCTGGTATTTCAAAGTGATTTGTATATTGATAGCATTTTACAATGTGCATCCATTGTACAGGACTTGTATGCCAACCTGTCTTGTAATTTTCTAGATAATCTTTGACAATAGGGCTTTCATTAAAATCATGCGTGTTTGTTCCGTGTACTGTAAAACAATGAGTAACAATATCACTTAGTTCAATTGCAAAACTCAATCCAGACCCAGCATGTTTACTGTCACTATATACTACAATTTTCTTATATTGCTTTCCCTTTTCAGTGATAATTCTTCTAACATCATCTGCCATTAATTTCATAGAGTGTAATCGTTCACTGCACCCTAGCATATAATGCGAGGGGTATAAAAATTCTGGAAAGCGAAGTGGGTCTTCGTTTACTACAATAATATCTGCATTCGTGTTGTAAATGCTTTCGGATGTATTGCTAAAAGGCTGTGTTAATCTACTGCTATGTCCACTTAAACTTGCAAGTTGTATTATAAGTGTTTCATAATCATTGTCTTTTTTGCTAATGCACATGGTCTTGCACTCATTCGGCAATTCAAAACGTGTATCGTCAAAATTGTATACATCTTCTTCTGCAAAATTCCATCCACCAGTATTCGCTCTTTGCATATATACCTTTTGGAATTCTGAAAAATTAATTTTTTCTCGTATGCCCTTTTTGTCTACACGATTGAAGCTATAGTTTTTCCATTGTACGTATTCATGGAAAAAATATAAATCTAAATCATCATTTAAATCAACTTCTATACCGTCAATTAACGGTAATAACATCAGTCAAATTCTGACAAATAGTCTGCTAATTCTTTGATATTAGTTACAGCGTCTAGCGTTTCATCTGATAATTCAATATCTAATTCATCCTCTATTGAAACAATAATTTCAATAGAATCCAAAGAATCTACCCCTAGATCCTTAAAGGAAGTACCGGAATTAATAATTTCATCTGTCAATTCGATATCGACCCTGTCCATAGCAATTTTTTTAAGTGTTTCTCTAGTCTTACTCATTTTTAGTATCCACCTTCGTTTAATTTAATGTGTTCGTATGTTGGTGCAAGCATAAAATCTTTTGTAATGCGCCCACGCCTTGGCGAGTTAGGATCTGGTATACCGATTTCGTTGTCTGTATCCCAATTTGTAATCTTAACCCATCTGCCTCTGTTTAATATTTTATTACCCTCACGTAAAGGAAATAGTATAGAATTCTTTTCTTCGTATATTCCGTATAATTTTTTATCTCTGAAACTATTTATATAGTCTTCGCTGATGTTCATTTGTTCTGAACATAGTTTAACTAGTTGATCCATTTTTACATTGTCGTCGGCTTCTGTTTGAAATCTACCTAATTGACCAACATTCTTAATTCTCATGAGAGCATTATTAATATTTTCTCTGTCAAACAATTCTAATAACGCACCTGGCGCATCTTCATTCACATCCGGAACAATAATAGTTCCTGTATCTAATATAAATTTACGCTCACGGATATTTTGTAATGCTTTTATTTTTTTATTAGCACATCTCATTTCATCTATAGACTCGTACCAATCATCATTGTCAACTCCGTTAAGACTTAGGTATATATGTCTTAGTCCAGCATTGTGTAATTTATTTACGTAATTTTTATGTGATAACCTTAAACCGTTTGTCAGAAGAATACATCTATGTCCATTCTCAAAGACTGCCTTAATGTACTCTTCACACAGCGGATTCATTGTTGGTTCTGCTCCAACAATTCTAATCATACATCTACCGGCAATCCGTGACATGAAATCTTTAAATTTTTCTAAATCCATGTCTGGGACATCGCGGTTAGGTATATAACAGTTCTTACATGTCATGTTGCATTTATGAGTTATGTCTGCCATAATGTCAACAAATGTATTGTCCTCAGGAAGAACTTCATAATAGTTTAATATTTTTGTGTTCACTTGTAATTCCTACTTTCATGAAATAGTTAATTATTTCTTAGCTCTTCTATTTATCTTAAAATATTTCAATGATCTGCCATAATAAACATATTTCCTCTTTGGGAAACTGTTTGTAATAATTTTTTATTGCATAAATATATTTATCTTAGCAGTTAATGAGGAACATATGAATAATATTATACAAAATTATAACAGTCAAAAAATGATAGTGAAAAAGAGATTGAAATATCCATTATTTAGATATTATGGAAACGTAACTGAATCGGCACTTGAGCTATTACGAAAAGAGTTCAAAAACACACCACCGTCATTGGATACTGCAAAGCAACTAAGATTAACACAACTTCCTATAGAAGTCAACACTGTTGATGACAGGGATGTTGTTAATTATAACCAGTATGATATTCAGTACAAGTTGCCAAGTGATGAGAATACTGAAAGTAATTATATTCAATTACGGGAGGAATTTAATTCAGTATATGAAGAACTTGCGTATATGTTAAATTCTGCAATATGTAGATTACGATATGCAACAATTCAAAAGGATGACGATTTAACATATCATATTGACCAACCCGGTAAAGACAGATTTTCTGTAGTTGTCGATGGTGAACAAACTATGCATATGAAGACAAAGAACGGAGTGGTCAAGCAATTAATGCAACCTGGCGAAGTCTGGTATCTTAATAGTAATTGGGAACATAAAGTAGAAAACATCGGTACAAAACAAAGACTTGCATTGTTGGGTTGTTTCGAGTATAATGAGAAGTAGTAAATTAGAGGAATAATAATATGTTATATGCAAATGGATGTAGCTTTACATACGGGACTGGACTTGCACTAAAAGATAAAGCATGGCCTTTTGAACTAGCAGAGAAGCTAGGCTTTGAACGTAGTGATACGATCTCAGAGGCACAACGCGGAGTTAGCAATCAATACATTGTGCGTAATACTATTACAACAGTAAGCGACTTACTAACAGAAGGTAAGAAGCCGTTTTGCGCAATTGGTATGACTGCACCAAGTAGACGCGAACACTTTATCGAAGCAACAAATACATTAATTCATAATGTACCTGCACATGAGTATCACGGTAATATTATGCTTGACGAGCAAACAAACAGAGATATCGATTTGTTTAACACACTGTACATGAAACATTTCTGGTCACCAGTATATGATTTTCATCAATACTTAATTCATATTCTTACACTACAGAATTTCTTTAAGAATGCTGGTTTAGAGTATATTATTTTTAATTCATTAAACTTGACTCCCAATCTATTAGAGCCAACTAAGTTTACTGAATTATGCGAACAAGCTGATATGGGTAATGTTCTTACACAGTTAGATATGTCACATATCTATGAACAACAGACTTTCTTTACATATATGCATGAGAACCAAATGTATTTTAAACAAGAAGGTGATGAGCGTTATATGCATCCAGATGAGGATGCACACGAAGACTGGTCTACAATTCTATTTGAAGACATTGAAAAAACAAGAAACGGAGAAGGATAATGAGAAAGATTTGGGAAGTTATTACTTGGCCTTGGGCAGAGTATAAAAGACGCAAGGAACTGAAAAAGCGTTTAGAGGAATTACGTAAACGTGATCCGTTTATCTATAAGTGAGAATTAAATGATTGTACTGGGTATATCTGGCGCGCTGAATCATGACGCGGCAGTTAGCGTTATTAAAGATGGTGAAATTCTTTTCGCCAGTCATAGTGAACGCTATTCTAAGATTAAAAATGATCCACTACTGAATACAGAAATTATTCAGGAGGCTTTGTCATATGGAAAACCAGATGTTATTGCTTGGTACGAAAAGCCTATACTAAAGAAGTTTAGACAATTCACTGCTGGTCAATTTGAATTAGCATTTGATTTAGATGAACTGCCAGTAAACTATTTAAAGAAGTTTACAGAATTAGATGGCATCAAAATTAAATATCAAAAGCATCACTACACGCATGCCGCAAGTGGATATTTCACTAGTGGATTTGATGATGCAGCAGTTGTTGTTATTGATAGTATGGGCGAGTATGAGACATTAACAATATGGGAAGGTAAAGGTGACGATTTAACACAAAAGTATAGTCAAGGTTACCCAAACTCAGTTGGATTATTCTATAGTGCAATGACACAACGTCTAGGCCTAAAGCCACAAGAGGACGAATATATCCTTATGGGTATGGCAGCCTATGGCGACTTACACAGACGTGTTAATGGCAAGTCATTAATCGCACACATATACGATGAATTTAAAATCATTTTAAACAATAGTAATTTAGAATATTATATCTTAGTGAATTTTCAAAAGAACTTACACCGTGGTTGTAAATGGTTCTTGCCAGAACTAACTACTGAGCAAGATATGTTTGACTTAGCGGCAGCTACACAATACGTATACGAGCAAATGCTTGCTGCTATTATTGAGGATGCTAAAGAAAAAGTAGATAGTAAGAACTTGGTTATTATGGGCGGTTGCGCACTTAACTGTAGTGCTAACAGCAACATCACTCACAACTATGATAATGTATGGATCATGCCAAACCCTGGTGATGCTGGTAGTTGTATTGGTGCATCACAGATGTTCTTTAAAGAACGTATTAACTGGGAGACTGCATATCTAGGTCATAACATTGAAGGTACGTATCCAGTAGAGAAATCACTAGAAGCGTTACTTAACGGTGATATCATTGGTATCGCAAATGGACGTGCAGAGTTTGGTCCGAGAGCATTAGGCAATCGTACTTTAACTGCTGATCCTCGTGGCGACACTATCAAAGACAGAATGAATGAAATCAAACGTAGACAGAAGTTCAGACCGTTTGCTCCTATGATACTAGAAGAAGACGTGCATGATTACTTTGAAATGCCAGAGAATATCACTGCAAGTCCCTATATGCAGTTCGTTGCCAAGTGCAAGTATCCAGAACAGTTTCCTGCTATCATACACAAAGACGGCACGTCACGTGTGCAGACTGTAACTAAAGAAACGCATCCTGGACTACATGAACTACTAACAAAGTTCAAAGAAAAGACTGGTTGTCCAATCTTAGTAAATACATCGTTGAACATTAAAGGTCAACCTATCGTCAATGACTTGAAAGATGCAGAAGATTTTTCTAAACATTATGGAATTAAAGTCTTTACAACAGACGATTAATCTGTTATAATATAAGAAATTATAACTATAGGGTAAGTATGGCATACGACGGTTTTTATCTAACTTACAAATCAGATAGAGAAACTAATGAACGTTTGGATAGGATACATAAAAAATATCCTAACTTTCGCATGGTTAAAATCAATCTAGAGGATTGGAGTGATCCAAAGATTGATAAAGCAATTAGTAAAATTGCCTCTATTGCAAACACAAAACACTTCTGGATTATTGATCCAGATGTATGTGTCGATGAAGATTTCGATTTCGATTTTCAAACCGATAGTTGGGACGAAAATGTAGTACATGTTTGGAATGCAGAAGAACGTAATGTTTTTCGTTCAGTTGTTGGTGTTAAACTGTTCAAAACTAGTGATGTAAAGAATAAAGAAGTCCAGTATATACAAGATGCATATTACTTGACTGGTGACTTTAAAGAACATACTACTGATAAAGTAGAGTATAAACCAACTACAGAATCATATGATATATTTTACTGGGAAAAAGATTATGGAAAAGCAAACTTTAAAAAATTAAAAGAACGTTTTCCAGGTATAAACTTAGTTCACGGAGATACTAATATCGATGTGCATGAATTGTGTCGTAAAGAAGCACGTACTGATTTTTATTATCTAGTGCATCCAAATACAGAGATTTTTGATACATTTGACTTTGACTATTCATTTGCGTTTGGACTTGATAAAGAAAATCAAAAAGTTGTTGTGTGGCAGAAAGAGAATCCAAAGACAGAACTAGTCAGAGAGTATCATGGTGTGGGTCTATTTCCAAAAGATGGGCCTATGTTCAAAGAACGTGAATATGCTATCTTTAACTTTAGACGTAAAGCAGTGTATGAGAAAGATCCTATTGCACGTGACCTAGAGTTTCCTGTTATTCGTACAAAAGATATGCATAAGCTGGATCATGATGTTGACGCAGATATGTATTGGTTAGTACACGAAGACGTTGAAGATTTCACATTAGAACATTATCCATTCTCGTATGACCGTGAGTTCATTCACAACTTTAAAGTTAAAACATCACGTGGCGTAGAAGTGCGCAACGGTATTAGACTTGTACCAGTTAACGCAGATGAAGAAAAGCAAAAAGATCCAGACGAAGTGATAGGCACATTAAAAGAAACTCCTATTGTTTCATCTAGTACGTTGAAGGGCGGACTGAATGATTTGAAAACTTACCCTTTTGTCATTGTTGATCCAGCAGTCCAATTAAACGACAAGTTTGATTTCTATCCAGACTTATATGATTTGGCAAGCGCACACGTATTTGAGAAAGGCGTTGTGTTTGTTGCGAGTGAATACGATGAATACAATCTAAAGTTCCACGATACAATTGCAGCAACAGTTCCAGACTATGATATTTTCTTCTGGGATCGTGGCTTTGGTAAGAACAATCTAGCTGACTTGTCACATCGTTTCCCACGTATTAAGTCATTTGAAACTAAAACACTTACTGAACTACATGAGTATGCACAGAAGCATTCAAAGTGCAATTACTACTATGTAATTACAAGTGATACAACTGTAACAGACTTTAACTTTGACTACGAGTTTGAATTCTCAATGACAGAAGAAGACCGTCAACAGATTGTTGTGTGGCAAAAAACTGACTGGGAAGATAATGCACTAGAATATCACGGGTTGGGCCTATTCAGAAAAGATTATAATTTGTTTGAAGAATATAAGTATCAACGATTTGACTTTAGACGTAAAGCATTATATCAAGTGACAACCGCAGTTAAACCAGAACGTTATGATATAGTTATAGTAAATGATTTATTAGACCTAGATAGAGTTAAGAATTGTGATACTGAAATGGTATGGATGATACACAATGATGTATCTGATCAAGTCACAGATTATATCCCACAATTATACGATAGAACATATGTTCATAACTTCAATGTAGAACTACCGAGCGGCAAAACAGTACGCAATGGCGTACGTTTGGTTCCTATTAAATATGATATAGAGAAACAGAAAGACGTAGATAAAATTGTAGGCAATCTGTCATCACCAGAGCGTATCGAAGCACGTACAGTTGAAGAAGCAGTTACGCTTGCAACATCTAACATATTCTGGATGGTTAACCCGGACTTACAATTAACAGATACTACGATTGATGATTTCTATCCAGACTTGTATGACACTGGCCCTACTCATATTTGGAAGTTTACATCTCGCAAGGGAGTAGAGTTGGGACATGGCGGACTTGCTCTATCTAACGTAGACTATCATCCAGAGAATGTTATCTATCATGATGAAGTTGTAGCACGTATCCCAGATAAGCACAATATCAAAAAGTATTACACACGTGACCCATATAAAGCGTATACGCAAGCTAAGAAGCATGTATTCTATTGGGTTGTAGATACAGTTGTAGAACTAGTAGATGAATTTGATTTTGACTACTATCCAGACATCCATAGTATTGAAAACGTATTTGCGTTTAAGAGTGAAGGCGAAGCAGACGCAGGAGTATATCTTGTACATAGACCGCATCTAGCAGAGTTCAATCCCAATGAAGAAGATTTCTCATTCGATAGATTTAAGAATATTATTCGTGTAGATCAAGTAGCATCACGTGTTACAGGACACCCTGCATTCTATTTTGATGAAGGTATGTATGCAGAGAATACTGCTAAATTTACAGAACATAAAAACATTGATGTGATTGATGCAAAGGATCTTGCGTCAGCATATCAAAAAGCAGCAAAGATGACAAAGACTGGATATTTCTGGGCATTGGACAATGACGTAGAAATGATTGATGACTTTGATAGAACGTTTTATGTTGACCGACACCACAAGTCACACTTTCATCTATGGCCTAAGGAAAGTCCTTATACGGGATATATTCACCAGTTCGGTGGTCTAAAACTTATTCCTGCAAGTGCTATTAAAGAATTGAAGCCCGATGCTGATAAGTTACGCAAGATGAACTTTAAGAACAAGAAACCAGTTAAGAAAGTCAAAGCAGCAACAAGAGATATACCATATGATGTTATCATGTTGAGCTATCAAGAGAAGCTGGCAGACGAACATTATGCTAAACTATTAGAGCGTGTTCCACATGCAAAGCGTGTACACGGAGTTAAAGGTATCTTCAATGCTCACCAAGCCGCAGCAAACTTAGCTGACACTCGTATGTTTTATGTAATCGATGCTGATGCATTGCTGTTAGAAGAGTTCAACTTTGAATACTTCCCAAGCGTATGGGATGAAGACACGGTGCACACTTGGAAGTCTAAGAACCCAGTTAATGATTTGATTTATGGGTATGGTGGATTAAAACTATTCCCAACACAACTATTGCGTGATGCAAAAGATTGGCGTATTGACTTTACAACATCTATCTCTGAGAAGTTTAAGCCGATGCCAACACCAGCTAACTATACAGCGTTTAATACAGACCCATTCAATACTTGGAAGTCTGCTTTCCGTGAGTGTACTAAACTTGCATCTAGTATTATTCATCGCAATAAGCAAGACGAAGATGATGAACGCTTAGAAGCATGGTGTACTAAAGGAGCTGATAGAGAGTTCGGAACATACGCAATTGCAGGAGCTAATGCCGGACGCGCTTGGGGTACTAAACATGCAGATGATGATGACATGTTAGGAAAAATTAACGACTTTGCATGGCTAGAAGAAAAATTTAAGGAAGATAACAATGAGTAATATACGTGATCGAAGAAATCGTAGGGCTGCAAACATCAAAAAGAATGACGAATTATATGATGAAGTTGGTGTAACGGATTTTATTGAACAAGAAGAACTGGACGAAGAACCAGAGATTACTGAAACAATCAACTACAAGCGTGTTAGTCGTAGACGTGAAAAGCCGTTAGCAAAACTTGAGTATAATTATCAAGATATGGCAGTGACATATTCAAAAGAGAATGTTGCACAACAGCTAGGTAACTATCGACAAGCAATGGACTTCTTGACTCATATTACTCCGCCAATTGATGATAAGCTAACAGACAGACTAAAAGAAATCATTTACTCATACCCAAACGTTGACATTTCATCTTTTGTCAACAAAGAAAATGCGAAAGTGTATAGTTGGATTTCACAACAGATGCAACATGCATTCGGTGAAAAGTATCTTGGCGCGATTTATGTTCTTGGTGGTGGCATGGGAATTCTTCCAGCAATGCTATTTGATACTAGACTTAGATTCGAGAATATTCGCTCATTTGATATTAATGGTATCTGTCAATTCTTAGCAGATGAGATGATGAGTAAGGAACTACTTGCAGATTGGCGCTTTAAAGCAACGACACAAGACTTATTTAATATAGGATATGATGAACATACATTTATCACACAATTACCGGACGGCGATTTAAGCGATCCATTCGTAGAGATACCCGGAACATTAATCAATACTAATATTAGTTACTTGAAGAACTATAAAGATTGGTACAGGATGATTCCAGACATGCGTAGACTTGTGTTAGTTGGTGAAACAGGTGATGTGCCGAAACCTTTTGCAAGTTCACAAAACTTTAATAAACAATTCCCTATGAGTTTTGAATTATATACAGGTGTTATCACATACGGTGAAAAACAATACTACTTAAAGATAGGATACAAATAATATGAAACCATATCAAATCGCAGACAGGCTAAGTTTATTATATGGCGAAACATACCCTCATGTAAAAGAACTAGAGCGTGTAGTTAATACAGAAGAGCTTAGTAGTATCTTTACACTTGCACAGGTACTCTTAGGCAGAGAATACAGTGAAACAATTCGTGCGCTAATGAACCTTGTGTATGAACGCACAGAAGACGATAATGTATTTGTTTTATTCAAAGTCTTGAATGTAATTGCACAAGACGAAGATGCACTAGATGCTCTACGAAACTTTATGGCAGTAGATAAGCCAGACAGACAAAAGCTGTATCTTGTATTCAGAGTACTACACGGATTGTACCCAGATGAAACAGACTTTATTGATAACCTAAAGAACATCACATGTGGTGACGGTGATTTCTCACGTGATAACATCTTTGTTCTATTCAATGTAATTGAACATTCATTAGGTGAAAGTGAAGTGTTAAGTGCGTTGAAGAATGCATGTGGTACTAATCGTTTCGTTATGTTACAGACCGAGCTTTTATTCAGATTAGTAGCTTCATTGCCAGACCCTACAAAAGAAATCTTAGATGCGCTAAAGAACATCATTGCAGTTGAAGCAGAACCTGATTTATTTTTGATGTTCAAAGTACTACAAGCTATTAATCCAAACTGTGCAGAGATTGCTTTACTTAAATCTAATACACTGATGAAAACGAAAATAGCAGAAACAGTTGATTTTATTACGGGTAACAAATTCTTTATCCCAACTAACATGAAAAAAATGATTAATCGTTTCGAAGGACAAGCATTGACTGATGCATTCTCACGTGGACAACTGCGTTCAAAGGCTTGGTTAGTTGATATGGTAAATGCACTAGAAATTGACTTGGGCGAAAACGTATATGTTTGTGCAGGTTGGTATGGTGTGTTGAGCGCATTGTTGTTTGAAAGAGTTAAAAATATCAAACACGTATATAGTTTCGACATAGACCCAAGCACAGATAATCCAGCAGACACACTAAACAAAGAATACATCATGGACGGTATGCGCTTTAAGAGTTTCGTAAGTGATGTACGTGGATTAAAGTATGAAACACAAACTCTTCCAATCAATCATTACAAGTACAGCGATGCCACTACATTTGAACGAACTGAAACGCTACATGAGATTGATGCTCCTACATGTGTAATAAATACTAGTTGCGAACACATTAAAAATTTTGATGAATGGTTCTCTAGCATCCCAAAAGGAACTCTTGTCATTATGCAAAACAATAATTTTGTAGAGCATGATGATGAAACTGTTGTAAATATAATTTCAAGTGAAAAAGATTGGGTAGAAAAACTAAATCTTTCAGAAATAATCTTCAAAGGTACACTTAACTTAGAAAAGTATGACAGATATATGGTAATTGGGAGAAAATAATTGTCTGAGTTGCCTAATAATTTCTGTTATGCTCCCTTTGTACATATGTATGTACATAGCAATGAGGGAGAACGTGTATGCTGTATGACAACAGAACACACAGTGGCAACACCAGATACTGAAACTAATTTGAAAACTAGATGGACAAATGAGCATCTAAGAAATATAAGAACTGAATTCTTAAATAACAAACGCCCAGATATTTGTGTGAAATGCTTCTCACTTGAAGATAGTGGCGGAACAAGCGATAGAATTAGATTTGCTAAATTATACCAGGGTGAAAATATCTTACCTAATATAGATAATGGCAATCAGTATGGTTCTCCTATTGATTTAGATATACGTCCGGGCAATTTGTGTAATCTAGCATGTAGAATGTGTGGGCCTGCTTGTAGTTCTCAATTACAAAAAGAGATAAAGAATAACGCTATAATGGAATCTATTATGGGCGCTGGTAATATCGATGCAACAAATACATTGGCCATACAAGAGAACATAGAGTTCTTATTAGAGAATGCAGAGAAGGGCAAGCGAGTTAAGTTTCTTGGTGGCGAACCAACTATTATGCCAGAAGTAGATAAGTTTCTTGACATTCTCATTGAACGTGGCATGCTTAATGTTCCTATACACTTTACTACAAACTTAACAAATGATAACAAAAGATTTATAGAAAAGATTTCTAAGTTCAATCAAATAACATTTAATTACAGTATTGATGGTATTGATAAGGTAGTTGAATACATCAGGCATCCAGTAAAATTTAAATCAATAAATAAGAATATAATAGCTTATAACAACCTTGCTTTGTACGGTGAAATAAGCTATACTATACAAGCATACAACTTTTTCAATCTTATTGATTCTATAGTATGGAGTAATAATAAAGGAGTGTATATTCGCCCTGAATTACTGATGTATCCAGAAGCATTAAGTTGTAAATCTATACCAAAGATTATACGAAAAAAGCGTATACCTGTTATGATTAAACTAATAGAGAATATGGATATTCATGAAGACTTATCTAGGACACAAATTAAAAATAAAGTGTTACCTGTATTAGAAAAAATATATGAAGACGAAGACGAATTAGATCCAATTCATTTAGCAAGACATACAAAGATTATCGATAAAGTTCGAAATCAACATATTAAGGATTACGTCCCAGAAATATGGGATTTTATAAAAGAGGATTACAATGATATACGGATATGAAGACGTAAGAGTTGTTCATTTAGAAATCACAGAGAAGTGTCAAGCGACATGTCCTATGTGTGATAGAAATCAAAATGGCGGAGCAGACAATCCAAATCTAGGGTTGCATGAATTGTCGCTTGAAGATGTACAACAAATTATGCCACCAGAGTTTGTCAAGCAACTTGACAGAATTTATATGTGTGGTAACTTTGGTGACCCTATCGTTGCTAAAGATACACTAGAAGTATTTCAGTATTTCCGTTCATGTAAGAAAGAGCTTACTCTTGGTATGAATACTAATGCAGGCGCTAAGAAGCCTGATTGGTGGCGTGAACTTGCAAAGACACTTGGTAACTGGAGTTATCTAAAGTTCTCATTTGACGGACTGGGTGATACTAATCACTTATATCGTCAAGGTGTTAACTGGGACATCGCTTGGGAAAATGCGCTTGCATTTATCGAAGCAGGCGGTAAAGCAGAATGGGATTATTTGATCTTTGAACACAACGAACACCAAGTAGAAGAGGCACGTGCGCTTGCTGAGAAAGTAGGCTTTCGTAAGTTTATTCCAAAGAAGACTGGGCGATTTTTTTCTACTATGAAAGTAGCAGGCAAAGAGGAACATCAAGCTATGAACCGCAAAGGTGAAAAGCAACAGTTGCTTGCGAAGCCAAAAGAAGTTAAGTATCAGAATAAAGCATTGGATAAGATTACTGAACTGAAAGAAAAGCACGGTTCACTAGAACAATATTTTGATAATGTAGAGATTAGCTGTAAGGTTGCTAAAGAAAAGAATATGTATTTGAGTGCCGAAGGTCTAGTTCTTCCATGTTGTTGGGTTGCAGGTAACATGTATAAGTGGTGGCAGAAGCCTGGACAGAATCAAGTCTGGGAGCTAATTCAACAGAGTGGTGGCAAAGATGTATTCAATGCCAAGATACATGGTCTTAAAGCAGTACTAGAGAATGATTATTTTTCTAAGAACTTAGTTGATAGTTGGGGCAAACCTAATACACATACTGGTAAGCCGATGGTATGTTCTCAAAAGTGTGGCAAAGAGTTTGATGCGTTTGCTGAACAGTTCAAATAATGCAAGAAATAAAGTTCATTACAGAACCAGATACCAGTCTACTTAATCGGTATGATGAACTAGTGAGTTCGTCCGATGTTGATTTCGTTACGATTGATTGGAATATGGGAAATGTATGTAACTATAGCTGTACATACTGTGATGATTATGCTAATGATGGTAGTGTACAATGGAAGTCCATAGATACTACATTGGAGTTTTGCAGAGTTGCAACTATACATTATAAAAGTTTAGGCAAGCAATTACTATGGAACTTGCTAGGCGGTGAACCAACTGTGTGGAAAGATTTTATACCTTTCATTTCAAGGCTCAAAGAATATGATCCTGATAACAGAATTCGTATATTAACTAATGGATCAAGAACTTTAAATTGGTGGGCAAAAGCGTCACCGTTCTTAGATGATATTGTCATAAGTTATCACCCAGAAAGTGCAGACATAAATCATATTTGTGATGTGTCAAGTATTCTTAGAGAACACGGAGTATTTCATACAATACAAGTATGTCTCTATCCATTGTATCTTGATAAATGCAGAGAAGCCGCAGAATATTTTTATAACAATTCTATGTGCAATAGTGTGATAATTAAAACTTTACGCAAGACCTTAGGTTCACATGAGGCATTTAAATATGACAACGAATATCTAGATGATATACTTAAATTTGATGATATACCTGTTTGGACAATCAACAATTTATCAGACGATGAACAAAAAAACATGTTTGCTAAAAAGTTAAAATTTAAGAATAATAAAGAGACTGTAGAAGTAACACCAAACGAATTAATGCGTACAGGTAAAAACACTTGGAAGGGTTGGAAATGTAATATAGGACTTGAAACAATTGTGATTACAATGGACGGAAATATAACGTCCGGAAGCAGTTGTAATCATGAATGTAATCACGGTCATATTGATTTTCCGCATGAGATACTATTTCCAGTTGAACCTACAGTCTGTAAGTGGGATTGGTGCAGTTGTATAGCTGACATTGAGACAGCTAAAACTAAAAGATAAATACGTATATAATACAAGTATTGGAGTTAATATGTCCGACGACAAATCAGAAGAACTTAATAATAATTTAGCAGAGTTTCGTAAGAGGGTACCACACGCACCTAGTGATACATTTTGTTTACTTCCTTGGGTACACTTGTCTACTCGTCCAAATGGACATATGCGAGTTTGCTGTACTGCGAATGCATCAAGTGTTGGCGCAACTAATGATAAGAAACACGGCGGTGAAGTTGGTGTTTTGAAGAATGCTGATGGAAAACCTGCAAACTTGAACCACACTGACTTAATGTCAAGTTGGAACAATGAATACATGAAGAATGTACGCACACAGATGCTTAACAATAAGAAGCCGGCATCATGTTTAAAGTGCTACAACGAAGAAGATGCGGGTCACATGTCCAAACGTTTCTGGGAAACAGAATACTGGTCAAGACGTGTAGATATGAAAGAAATTCTCGCTGAGACAGCCGACGATGGTTCAATCCCTCCGAAGATCCGTTACTTAGATTTACGTCTTGGGTCAAAGTGTAACTTGAAATGTATTATGTGTTCGCCGCATGATAGTTCAATGTGGGTAAAAGACTGGTTGAAGTTACATCCTAAGATTGAAAACGAATCATTAAAAGAAACAATGCAATGGGGTAACAAAGGCCAGATTGATGGCGCAAGTTACAACTGGCATAAAAAGAATGAAGCATTCTGGGAACAGTTATATGAACAAATCCCACACATGAAGCAATTGTATTTTGCTGGTGGTGAAGCAACAATCATCGAAGAACATTATACGTTACTTGAAGAAGTTGTTCGTAGAGGATATGCTCCGCAGATTGAACTTCGCTATAACTCCAATGGCTTAGAGATGCCACAGCGTTTGTTTGACTTGTGGAAACTATTCAAGCGTGTACGTTTTCACTATTCAGTTGACTCAATAGGTGAGATGAATGATTATATTCGTTTCCCGTCAACATGGCAACATACTGTGGATATGTTTCATGTGTTAGACAACACAGGTCCTAACGTAGAAGTAACAGTAGCATGTGCTGTGCAAGCATTAAACATATACTATCTTCCTGATTTTGTCAAGTGGAAAATTGAACAAAACTTTAAGAAGATTAACTTATGGCCTCTAGGTGCAGGTATGATTAACTATCACTTTGTTTATCACCCACCGCATCTAAATGTTAAAGTTCTTCCTAACTGGTTCAAACAAATGTGTACTGCAAAGTTTGATACATTCATTGAATGGCTTGAAGATAATTGGGAAAAATGTGATGGTGTAACTGAATCACAAGTCAGAAAAGACGAGTGGTTACATGCCGCTTATGGTGTGAAACGCCTTCGTGGTATGCTGTCGTTTATGAATAGCGGCGACTGGTCACGTGAACGTATGCCAGAATTTATTGAATATATTGAAAAGATGGACGCTATCAGAGATACAAACTTCAGAGATGTGTTCCCTGAGATGGCACCGTTATTAGATTGGACTCCAGAAGCAGGTGATGACTGGGATGGCGAGTTCGATGATAGACTATTAAAAGAGTTAGAAGATAACGGATTCCATGTTAATCAACAGGAGTTGGACACCGATGATTAATTACTCTATTTCTCCAGCTGGTATAAATCTAGATATCTACTCTGGTCCGATCGGAGTGAGTTGTAGCGGAGGAGCAGATAGTTCTATTTTGCTTTATCATTTAATGCGAGAAAAAGAAGATACAATACATATCTTTACTACTGGTAATAATCAGAGATCACGATATAATGTTCACGCGGCAGTAAATGTAGTAGAGAAAATTATTCAGTTAACTGGTAATAGTAATATTGAACATCATATTAGTTACTGTGAAATACAAACACGTGAAGAATTATTTCCTAAGTTACAGGTATACTTAGATAGCAACACAACAGGAATTATATATACTGGTATAACATCAAACCCTCCAAAAGAAGTCACAGATACATTTGTATTACCAGTTACAGAAACAAACAGAACACCAGGCAACAATCCATATATGCATCATAATAATACATTTTATACGCCATGGTTTAATTCTGATAAACTAAAAATTGCAGAAATGTATAAAGAAGCAAATTTACTTGAAGAACTTTATCCGATTACTAGAAGTTGTGAATACGATCCTACTAGTAATTATTTTGAAAACATAGAAGACCCAGGTACTGGACATTGTGGTAAATGTTGGTGGTGCGAAGAACGTAAATGGGCATTCGGGAGATTGGCATAATGGAATACCCAAAAACAATAGAAGAACATTTTAAAGATAGAAATAGTTATAGCTTTGATACGATGCCAGCCGCATTTGTAGATGCTATGATAAATGAGCCTACATTCCCTCCAACAGCACGTTTTAGAAAATCAAAGTGGGTGACGCATGAGTCAGGTATTCCATGGCTTGAATTAGATGTCCCAGAGTTCGACTGGAAGAAATGCTATGATGAGGCAATGTCTGTATATGATGAAGCAATTCAACATAGAAAGAACGATTACGATGAGAACAACCCTGATGACTACGGACACAGAGGATGGCGCTCCCTGACGCTACATGGGTTACATAAGCATGTATCTCAACATTGGGACAGCAAAGATGTAATCGCAGCAGGCTTTACATACAAAGATGAACACGAAGCACGTAAAGCATATGGTTGGACAGAGATTGCTGATAAATGTCCGACAACTGTAGAGATGATCAAATCTATTCCTGGCTATCATACATTTGATAGAGTTAGATATATGTATCTTGAGCCAGGAGGTTATATTACTCCGCACACTGATTATGAACACGACAAATTAGGACCGCTAAATATATCGTTGAACAACCCAGAGCATTGCTACTTTAAGATGATTGATGACAATGCTTATGTTCCGTGGAAGCCAGGCAAAATGTTTAAAATGAATGTAGGACACAAACACGCGGTGATGAATGATACAGACGAAGTTCGTGTTCATATGATTGTTCATGGCCAATATGGCGGAAAAGAATTCGAAGATTTAATATTAAACAGTTGGAATAAAGTTACACAATGAAGAAACAACAACGTTCTTACAACTTCTTGCCACAAATTAGATGTGCAGTACTAGACACATCTAAAACAATCGGCGATGGTGAAATCAGTGAGTTTATGAGAGCTAATACATATAACTTCCTAAGAAATAATTATAGTTTTTTTAAACATCCTATCTACGAAGAAGATAGTGTAGATAAGATCCTACAGGCAGTTAAGACAGACACAAAAGAATCTGATATTGATTTAGTAGTAATCCAAGCATACGGTAATATTATGTATGATGCATGGAAGCCACTAGAGCATGGTTGGAGCTTATTCAGAGAATATTGCAATCATGAGTATCTACCAAATGCGCAAGAAAATAAGTTTCTAGTAATGGGACATATTCTTGATGAACAGCACAAAGACCGTTGGTTTAGATTGCATGAACAATGTTTTGTTATCAACTATAAGATGTGGAAAGAATTAGGTGAACCAGAGTTTGGAGACTTTGGGGTCAAACCACAAGAAGTAAGACAAGCTATTCGTAGTGCTGAAAACTTTCACGATAGTCATACACCTAAGTATCTAGCACCTGGACCAGCTCAGGAAACTATTAAACGTACTGGCTTTGGCTGGAACTTTATTGACGTTAGCTTGAAGAATGGTCTATCAGTTCCTAACTTTGACGATGGAGCAAGAGAAACAAAAACATATCTATACCCAGAAATTAAAGAAGAACAAGAAGAATTTAAAAAATACTTTAGAGAAGATTGTGCAAAGTTTAAATTTTGGGATACTACGCTAGATGAGAATGATTCAAAGTCAAAATTCTTACGTTACCAACAATTTACAGTAGAACGTTCACCGCATGCCATGTGGATTTTAAACACAGAAAGTGTTAATGATATTCAGATGGTCCCTAGTAAAAAGCCACTACGTAATCTGTATTCAGTAGCAGCAGGATTTAAGACATTTGCGTTTATGCGTAACTGGCATTCAGATACAGTAGCAGAAGATGTAAACGTAAATTACTTTGACATTTCTCAGAATGCATTAGATGTGCGTAAATGGGTAAATGAAGAATGGGATCCAAAAAACTTTGATATGTATCTTGACTTTTTGAAAGAAATGTATTATGATAAAGATATAGGACTATTATCAATTTACGAAGACTTTGATTATGCATCAGAGAATTGGCAAAGCGAAAGACAACGTGCGAAAGATGCATACGAAGCAAGTATTTTACGTATCTTTCCTAGCATGGAAGAGTGGTATGAGTTCTTTGAACGTGTAAGAAACAATAATACAACTTATACACAAACAAATATGATTAGAGACTGGAGTTCATTATTAAATATAATCGAAGAACCAGATGAGAATTTTGATGACGTACTGTGGAGTAGTAACTATATTACTACTCGTTATACAATGTGGATTCTATCGTATGAAGAACGCAGAGAAGTCTATTCTAACGTAATGAATGATATTTCTAAACGAAATAATCAAATGAGAGTACACAGTGCAGATTGGGATGGTTCCCCTACACGTGGCATGAAAGTAGAAGAATTAAATCATGCATATAACAATATGCCAGTGGAAGCATTTATGAAATGGCGAAATCAGAGAACTTAAAGTATATCGACTTTAGGATTGGTGTGTTACATTTAGAATTGACTTCTAGATGTAACTTGTTATGTCCGATGTGTGGTAGAACAACTGGTATGGATGGCAACGGTAAAAACTTAAAAAAACGTGATGATTTAGATTTAACTGACACCGACCCTCGCGTATTAGAAAAGATGCTTGAAGATATGAAGCCGTTTCTTCCTAATCATGTTTTCATCAATGGTAATTATGGCGATCCAATTATGTATCCATACTTACTTGAAGTAATTCGCATGTATAAAGATGCAGGAGTACGACAACTCACACTAAGTACAAATGGTTCAGCACAGACAGAAGACTGGTGGCGTGAACTAGCACAGATTATGAAAAAGCCAGATAAAGTTATCTTTGCTATTGATGGACTAGAAGATACTAATCATCTATATCGTGTGAATTCTAAATGGAATATAATTATGCGAAACGCTAAAGCATTTATTGCAGAAGGTGGTAGAGCAAGATGGGATTACATTGGGTTTGCGCACAATGAGCATCAAATTGATGAAGCAAAGCAATTAGCAGAAGACATGGGTTTTTGGAAGTTTAGATATAAGAAATCTAATCGCTATGTAATCCCAACACATTATGACGGTGAAGAAGTAGAACAAATCGTCAAGCGTACTGAGTTAACGTTTGTTGCTAAACAGCATGTAGCACAAAAGAAGAAACAGGACGTAGATCAGATTAAAAAAGATAACGCCCTGGAGACTATTCTTGCTGCTCCAAAGAAACAAGCTAATACAACTGAAAAGGTTGATGCTGTAATCAAGAAACATAAGACATTTGATAATTATGTTAAAAATACAGAGATAGAATGTCAAACAGCAAGAGATAAAAGTATCTTTGTTGATTATCAGGGAAAAGTATGGCCATGCTGTTGGCAAGGACATTACTACAGTAAGATTGGACACGATTCTGCTACACCAACTCGCATACAAGATAATGAAAATATGTGGGAACGATATGGAGAAGGCTTTAATGATTTAGCAAATCATGGCATATTCGATATATTAAAAACTCCATACTTTAACAATGACTTAGTAGATAGTTGGAAAACAGGGTCTGATAATCGTCTTTGGATTTGTGGTAAGACTTGCGGAAAAGAACTAGATTTCAGAGGAAATGGCAAACAGAACTTTGAAGATACGGAGATAAAGAAAAATGGAAAGTAAGACATTTTGTATTCTCCCTTGGATTAATATTTCAACACGTGCAAACGGTGACTTGAGAGTTTGTTGTCATGCTAATCAGGGACCAACACGAGGAATATATAAGAAGGAAGACGGTAAGAATTATAACTTGCATCGTGACAATATCACTGATGCTATTAACTCTCCTCTTGCTAAAGAAATTCGCAAGACTATGTTAGATGGAGAATGGCATCCTGAATGTGTACGTTGTATACGTGAAGAAAAAGCAGGTATGAAATCTAGACGTATCAACGACGGTGAACGTTTTGCTAAACACATTACTTGGGAAGATGCTGTAAAGCACACATCGGAAGATGGAACGATTGATTTAGAACATATCAAACAAACGTATTATGATATTCGTTTGGGTAACTTCTGTAATTTAAAATGTCGTATGTGTTCTCCAATGGACTCTAGTGCTTGGTACGATGACTATGTTAAGATGTGGAATACAAATAAATTTAAAGACACTCATGGCATAGTCGAAATGGTTAAAAACAAAAAGGGTAAGTTTACAGCACCTGATTATGATTGGGTAATGGACGACCACTTTTGGGAAAACTTAAAAGAAAACGTGTCGGGTATGCAACATGTATACTTAGTAGGCGGCGAGCCACTTATCATTGAAAAACATTACGAGTTCTTAAATTATTGTTTAGAAACAGGTCATGCGAAGAACATGACATTAGAGTATAACACTAATCTTACAAACATTCAACCACGTGCGTTAGAACTATGGAAAAACTTCAAAGAAGTGCAGTTCGGTATTTCAATGGATGGCATCGGTGACACACTAGAGTATGTACGCAATCCACTAAAGTCAAAGTTGATTGAAAAGAATTTAAAAAAGTTAGATGAAGTCGGTACAGAAACATTAAACTTTAGAGCATGGATTGCTTTTACAATCGGTTCATTGAATGCATTTCATGTTCCTGATTTTCTTAAATGGAAAATTGAACAAGATTTTGCAATCATTTCTCCAATGATGAAAAACAATCCAAAACCATTCGTAAACATACACCCAATTCATAGGCCTTTTGAACTAAGTACACGTTTTTTACCCAAAGAAGTGAAAGACCAAGTAAGAGATAGTTGGGAAGAATTTAGAACAGATTTTAAAAATAATATTGTACATACGATTGACTTTCATAGTTTAGCTAAGAAGAATCCAATGGCAATTGGATTTGTTAAACCTGCAAATGTTGAATGGGCAAATCAAAAAATGGATCAACTACTTGATACTAACATTAACTTTATGTACGGAGAAGATTGGTTTACTGAAGAGAACAATAAGAAGTTCTGGGATTACAATGGCAAACTAGATGATATACGTGATGAGAATATGGAACGTCAACTACCAGAACTATATAACGCAATGAAAAAATATAAATAAGTATGTACTTAATAAAGAGATAAAAATGACAGATATTAAAAAAGACGCAGACTATTGGTCGCAGTATGATTTTACCGCAACACCGTATGATGATATCGTCAAGGTAGGTCAACGAACACTTTTATACAGAGACTTGTTTTCAGTGTCTTGGTTATTAGGACGTTTCTGTAACTACAAGTGTTCGTACTGCTGGCCTTATGCCAGAAGCGATAGAAAAGATCATAGACCAACAGAATTGTGTCTAGCAACTATAGATGAAATTAAGAGGCAAGCACGTGATAACAGTTTTAATAGTTTTCATTTTAGTCTTTCTGGCGGTGAGCCTACTTTTCATCCAGGATATCTGGATATTTTGCAGCATTTGGCTGATGATGTTGATAACACTAATTATACCTCTGTGCATATGACAACAAATATGGCACGTAAAATGGATTGGTTTCAGAAATATTGTGACATTGTTGCAAAATTTCATCGTGCTAGTATTACTGCATCATTTCACAGTGAGTATGCAAAGCAAGAAGAATTCGCTGACAAACTTTTATTCTGTATGGAACATGATGTGCAAGTAACAATTAATATGGTTCTTGTACCAGACTGGTTTGATAGAGATTGGGATAACGCAATGTACTTTCACAAACGTGGAATCAATGTTACTCTAAAACCACAGTCAGATCCTACTGCATCACGTGTTGTAGACGGATATACAGACGAACAACTAAAGATGATGCAGAATGGTATGCCACAACGTGCGTACACTGATACTATTGAAAAAGCGAATACTATTAAAGCAATGCGTCCAAAGCCGCGTACAGGTTCTATGTATAAGATGGATATGATTAACGGCGATGATAAGAACGTCCCACCTATCATGCAAGTTGAGTTCGAAGATAGTAAAGGCGACAAGTACTACATGGACCAAGCAGAACGCTTTAATGCGTTTAACTTTAACAAGTTTAAAGGTTGGGATTGTACTAGTGGATTTAAGGGTATCATCATACGTGAACCTGATGGGTCTATCAAACGCTCTTACAGTTGTTCTGACGAGCCTCTAGGGTATATTGAGAGTGGGTTTAAACTATTCGATGCACCTAAGGTATGTATCAGTGACAGTTGCGTATCCAGTGCAGATAGTAAAATTCCAAAACGTGCGCCCGGCGCAATGGTTCCTATCTATCCCGGAGATGTGAGTTATAAAAAATGAAGAAAAGATTTTACATAAAAGATTGTCCAGATAGAAAAGCAGTCCATGCCTGGATTGCAGAAACTCTGGATACTGACAAATATGCTAAAACAATGAAACCAAGCAAAGAAGGTGTATTGTTCGAATTTGAAGATACGAAATTAGATGTGGACACGCTAAGAGATAGTATCGAAGACGCATTCGTAAAGTATGGTTGGTATGGGTTTCTAAACATATATCAAGGTAAATTTGCTAGAAGTTCTAACTATGGTGGATTGAGTTTGGTGACTAATCCTACATATAGATATGACAATATTCCAAAGAATGCACAGACATTAGGGTATCCTAGAAATAACATTCCAGATGAACTGTTTATGAAGAACTTTTCATTATTTGAAAAGATTATGGAAAAACGTCTAGATAAAGACTTGTGGAGTGAGACCCAGGAGTTTGGGATGCATCATGGGTTTAGATATTTACATCAACATGGTATAATTGATGATACTGTACTAAATGAACTTTTATCTACGCATGAAGATAGAAAAGACGTGGGCGAACGCATCAACAAAGACACGTACCCAGACACATGGGGATTTAGAAATTGGAGTGAATGTTCTGGGCATGAATATTTAGGCACACTCAGGGACAGAATTAAGTCCTCTCCGGTGCGTAGTCGCATTGCGCAGATTAAAGGCATCGATGATAAAGCAACACAAGAGACTGCAAACAAATTCCTATGGCACAGAGATGAAAGCTGGTTTTACGAACTTCGTATAAATTTAGCACTTGATAATCCAGAGAATGCATATGGTATCGAAATTGAAGATTATGGAACAAAGTCATTTACTCCCGGAAATTGGTATGTTTGGGATACATATGTGACGCATCGTCCATATGTAGCAAAGCCAATGCCAGGATACAAAAGGACTAACTACGTATTAGCAGTTAGCCCTTGGTTTGATTGGAATGAAGAAGACCAGTGTTGGGAACAGAATGAATTCTATGGTGAAAAACATCCTGTTGATATGGTCATTGATGGGGATGTTATAGACGGTCTAAATTTAGTAGAATAAATTAGATTGCCATTGGCGCTTTAATGAATGGAAGTGGATCGTAACCCACAATCTCGAAACTATCCATAGTAAAATCATCAATAGATTTATGCTCACCGATAATCTTTAGTTTAGGAAACTTCGTAGCTTCACGTGTTAGTTGTTCGTTAACTGCATCTACGTGATTATTATAGATGTGACCATCACCAATAGTGTGATAGTAATCCCCAACTTTCAATCCGCAAACGTGTGCAATCATATGTGTTAATAGAGCATAGCTTGCAATGTTAAATGGAACACCTAAGAACAAGTCTGCACTACGTTGATATAGATTACAGCTTAGTTCACCTTCGTTATTCACATAAAACTGTGACATAGTATGACACGGTGGCAGAGCCATCTGATCTAAGTCAGATACATTCCAAGCACTTAAAATATGTCTACGTCCCTGAGGATCATTTTTAATCCCTTCAATGAGATTAGCTAATTGATCTACTCCGTTCCAGTTGCGCCATTGTACACCATAGACGGGACCTAAGTCTTTATTATCTTCACTGTTGTAATGACCAAGTGCTTTACCTTGGTTGTCTGCATTAGCAGTCCAAATAGTTTTCTTGTCTCTCAATTCAGTACGCGGTTTGCCGTAATGAATTTCTGCTAGTCTACGTTCATTCTGTGAACCTTCGATAAACCATAGAAGTTCACTTAGTACACTTTTGAAAGCTACTTTCTTAGTTGTTAGTAGCGGAAACCCAAGGCGCAAGTCAAAATCTAACCATGACATAAATCGTGCCCGTGTACCAACTCCTGTACGTTCTTGTCCTCGTTGCTCACCTGTATGTAACACAGTGTGCAATAAGTCTAGGTACATATCTTCGTTCCAGTTGTGACTACTCATGTTCTTTCCCAACGTTCAATTGAAATGGATGGTTTATGCTGATTACCTATCTCGGCACGTGTAGAACGACATGCAAAATTATCTAGATACATATCAACATCTACTACTGTATCACATTTATATGTATCCATAATCCTTGTCATGTATATTGTACTACAATATTTGTATGCTTCATCATAAATTTTCTTACCGCCAATGATAATAGTTTCCTTACCTGGATGCCTAAAATCAATTGCAGTAATAATGTTTTCCATTGAGTACTGTGTATAGTTATAGCAGTCAAAAGCTCCTGTGAAATTTGACAAGTCATTCGCAGTAATCACATAGTTAATACGACCTTTAAGTGGTGCTAGACCACCAAGACTGTTCCAAGTATTGCTACCCATAACTACTACGTTGTCTTCAGTTATATGTTTAAAATGTTGTAAATCTTCTGATATATGAGGCCAAGGAAGACCGTTTTTAAAACCAATGCCCCCTGCTTTATCACAGGCAAAAATCATACTAACCAATTGTTTTCCCCGATTCATCATTGAAATGATTTGAAAGAATAGTTTGTACGTTTGTAACTACACTTTCTTTGATACCATCTACATCAATTTGTACTTCGATATCATCAATTTGTTCGAAGTGTGATGCAAGTTTATCCCACCCCATATTCTCTGCCATCGGCAGTGGATGCAGTAGTTCATCTCCAGTTAGCTCAATGTCTTGACCATTTTTCATCTTAACAATGATTGACTTAACAAACTGTGCTGGGATACTCATAGGGAAGATTTCTTCCATTAGTCTATCAAACTCACCGTCTCTATCAAATTCCATTACGATAACCCATCGTTGTCTTTCATTACTTCTGTATGTTCAAGAGCGGCGACAATAACTGCCGCCGCCTTGATTAGTTCTTTTTCGAAATCATACGAACTTGGTGCTTCAAGCATAGTAGCACGTCTAGTCTCTTGCGCAAGATAATAAGTTGCAATCGCAATCCAATCATTCGGAGAGTTGTTTGCATCGAATTCGCTACCAGGAATATCAACTTGACGTTCACGTTCCTGCTTAATACGATCTAGTATACTATTACGCTTTATTGACATTTACGCCTCAGACTTCTTCGGACGACCACGCTTCTTTGGTGCGTCTGATGTTTTAGCTTTAGTAACACGTACTTTCGGCTTTGCTTCTGTCTTTGGTGCAAGCGAAGGATCATATGTGTATGCTTCCTTACGTTTTGCATCTGCATCTTGTTGTAGAAGATTTGCTTGAATCATAAGATTTTGTGCAATAGCTTTGTTCTCGTCTTGTTGCGATTCTGCTACATTTGCATCAACTTGTGAATCTGCTGGAGTTTGTGTTGTATCATTCGTTGCTGGGATTTCGATTTCATCGGTATCCATTTGTGCAAGAATATCATTTAGCGGAACATTAGTATTAGAGTTAGGTGTCATGATAATTGACCCTGTTGGAATCTTTACTAAATGTCCTTCTTTGTGTAATGTCTCTAACATAGTAGTACCATGCCAGAATACTTTACGACCCAGTACTTCATACAAGTTTGCTGATGCTTGTCCTTCTGGTGATTCTACCGCCTGCATGAAATCATCATGGTATCGATCCGGTAATGAATCACTATACACAACAAGTGCGTTTTCTTTATCATCTGGTAGCTGAAGGAAGACAACACTCAAACGTTGTCCGGTACCTTCGTGTCTACCGACATGTTTTAGAAAAGCCATTACTTAACCTTCTGCAGGAGCTTCTGCTGGTGCTTCGCCCTCTGCCTGCTCTGCCTGTTGTGCTTGTACAAAATCAATAAATGATTTGATTTTATTAGCAACTGCGCCTACTGCTGAAAGTTCACCAGCTTGAAATGCACCACGCTTTGATGCAAGATCGATTACTGCATATACGTTAGCCAAATCATTAACTGTTACTGCTGGAGCTTCAGCTTGTGCTTCTACTTGAGTTTCTTCTGACATTTTATATTCTCCTATAGGTTGATGTCATTTAATTATATATAATATGAATAGAACATATCTAATCATAATACTATTATACTAAATTATTTTGTGATTGTCAACACTTTTTTGTTGTTATGCTACTCTGCGAACAAATTCTTCTGGCCAGTTAAGGTATTTAAGCCAGATTTCATATCTAATTGATAGTGTAAAATTCTTATTTCCGATCATCTGATAAAGATTAGGTTGTTTCGGCATCCTTACTGGTCGAATATCCATTCTGTTTGCTTTTGCATGATTACATTTTTTACATGCACTTACGATGTTTGTCCAACTTGTTTTTCCACCTCTGGATCTAGGAATAACGTGGTCTAGGGTAAGTTCCGATGTTTTGAATGTCTCTAAGCAGTACTGACATTTGTGATTATCTCTTATAAAGATATTCTTACGAGAGAAATTAACGTCACCTGCACTCTTAACATAGTCGCGTACTGATATGACTGCTGGTACAAGCAAAGTATGATTGGGAGATCGAACCTCCCAATCTTCATGCCATTCTAGGACATTTATTTTATCTAGCCAGATAAGTTTGATACTTTCTTGCCACGTGAGGGTTGAAAGTGGAGTGATGCTCAAAGGCGCCCCGTCGGCATTCAAGAGTAGTGTATCGCTCATAGTGATATTTATACTTTTAGTTAGAGTAGTATGTATGGTCACCGAACGGTGGGATGATATGATTTGATCCATGAATTACGAATAGTGAATCACAGTATGCTTCATTGCCCCATGAACCAAACGGATAACCATCTGTAAACATAATGAATTTGTCAGGAACAATATCGTTTTCTTCCATGAAGTTGTAGTTACATTCAAAATCAGTGCCGCCACAACCAATGATTTCATAATCTTTGATTTCATCAGCATTCATAGGGGTGAATTCTTTGTATGATTCTGTATACACTTGAGTATCGAAAGTCCATACACGCAAACGAAAATCTTGAAACTGATCCATGATGCCTGAGATTTCTCCCATAAAATCACGTATCATATCGTGTGAGATAGAGCCCGAAACATCAATACCAATCGCAGCGTCAACTTGATAGTCGTTGTCAGTCCCCGGTAGATAGATACCAAGTGAACGTGACTTGCGAGATTGGCGCATCCATGTGAAGTCAGATTTGAGTGATGATTGAACTGCTAGGTTCAAATGCTCACGCCAATCCATCTTTGGTTCTGTCATATCTTTGATGATACGTTTGATATCACCCGGCAGATTGCCTGCACCCGATGATTGTGCAGCTTGCAGAACAGCTTGTTTCATCTGATCCTTGATAGCTTTTGCTTCTTCCTTAGAAATTTTGATAGGTGCTTTACGACCAGTAGGATCATTCTTGCCGTCTTTATCAGAACCTTCACCATCTCCGAACATATGTTCATCAAGCGTTTCAGTGCCGCTAAAGTCTTTCCCATCTTTTTTCTGTTGAAATAGATCAGCATAAATCTCTTCAGTGTATGATTTGTAATACTTACGATCAAACAATGCCATCTTAGGCATTGTACCGATTTTAGCTTCTACACAACCTTGATTAACTTTATAATCAGCAGCAATATTCCATAGCTTAGGATCACGATTTTCATCTTTATAATCCATCAGACGACCATTTTCACCACAGTGTTCATATACACAATGAAATACTTCATGGCCTACAACAAAGTCAATTTCTTCACTAGTTAGTGTGCGAAAGAAATCACAGTTATAATAGAAGTGTTTACCATCAACTGCGGCAGTAGGACACCACTCAGCTTCGACTAGTTTCAGTCGTGTAGCGAGAGTACCGAAAAACGGATGCTTAATCAACATGCGAACACGACCTGATACAATCATTTCTTTAACTTCTTGATCAGTGTATTCGAATACTACAGGCTCTTCTGAATTTTCATCAACCTCGATACCATTTTCTTTGAGTAGATCATCTAGCACAGAGTTAAAATCGTCTTCTGTTACAATTTTCTTAGGTTCGATTTGCATATGATTCGCCTTTTTGTCTAACTTACTCTAATAATATAGCATCTGCGTTTCAGTTTGTCAAGTGTTTAAAACTCTTTTGGAGCATCTTTTTCCAATAATCAGATATAGCTGTATGTATTACCTTTTCATAGTCCTCAAACATTTCGTCCCAGTTATCAACTATTTCGAATTCAGGTATCATTCTTCTTCTGTATCATCTTCATATAGCATTGCTTCTGCCGCTTTGTATTGTTCATACAATCCTTGAAGTACTTCGTATTTTTCTAATAGTTTCGGATCTGGCTGTAAGACACCAAGACGTTTCTCAATTGCATCTACAATAGTAAACAACTCTGAAATTTTTCGTGTTTTGCCATTAACGTCTAAACTTATATCATTAAAATCTTCAAATGTATCTGCTGTAATATGGTTTGAATTAAGGGTAATAGTACCGGTACTATTACCGGTAATAGTACCGGTATTACTACTTGTCAGAATACCAGATAAATCTATTGTATTATCTACTGTGTCAATATGATAATCAGATGTATCTACCCAACTATCAGATGTTGAAACTTCTTTGTCCGGACTTTCGTAAATATAAGTTTTTATTAATTCATCTAGTTCTTCATTTTCCATATGATTCGTCCTTTATTTCCAACTACTATACTAGTATAGCATAGTTATAGATTTTGTCAAGTTTTTTCAATAAAATCTTTGGCATCGACATGGTTTGATTTATTTTTATCATAGTCCTCAAACATTTCCTTCCAGTTTTCTGGTAGCTCAATGCCAGTTGACCCAATATAATTTTTATTAAATTTACTATAAGCATCTGTTATTAGGTTTCTATATTGTTCATCGTCAATGCTTGGCTCCCAAGGTGCACCAATAGCTAATGTGTATTTTCTTTTATCGTATGTATTGTGCATCATATGTGGCCACTTACCATTCATAATATAAGGTTTGTCGATTTCTGGGATAACAGTCGTATTATCCTTAGAAATGAAAACTAAGTCACTTACGTTTCCTTGTAATACATATCGCAGTTTATGATTTAATATATCTACGAATGTATCCCGCGCCGCATCTATATGGGGAGCATTTGTTTCATCTGGGTCTGTAACGATTATCAGTGTTCTACCAAAACCTACCTTAGTAAAAACTTCTTGTTCTAGCCAAGTCTTTAGTTTTGGAAATTTATCAATAAATTTTGGCACCCATTCAATGACATCTTTTTCTCTGTAGTCGATAGCAAGGGGGATAAGGTTACAGGATCTGAATTCGTCCCACTTCATCATGTCATCTGTTATTTCTTCTATCCCGTCAATGCATCCTTCAGGTGGATTACTGATATTGAGAGGTAAATAAATTAGATTTTCTATAACTTCATTTAAGTTATCGATGCCTATGTTTTTCATTTTTAACTCCGTATATTCTTTTTATAGTTATAACCGTATTCTTTTATAGTTGTATTCTTCAGTTTTTTATTTTCTGAATTAATTTGTTTTATATCATACTCTTTTATCGCAGTATTGACTAACAGTGCAATATTTTTGATCCAAAATATATTTTCTAATGCGTCTTCGTCCATCAAGTCTTTGACTGTAATACTATTGTTATAACCTAAATCATATGCGAAATCTATATGATGTTCATAGCAAAAGTCGCAACTATTTTCTTTTGAAAAGTGTGCAAACATGTATTCACGTTCAGCGCGTGTAAATCTATCGTTTATCCCTGATGTTAAAACATTGTCTAACATGTCTGCTATTGGCATCCATATGTTAGGGTTGTTTTTAAATAAATCTTGAAATGTCATTTTGTTAATAGTATACTTGCATTAGTGCCACCAAATCCAAAGCTATTACATAGAACAGAATTTATGCCATGTTTTGTTGCAGTAGTCACATACTTTGGTTTATATCTATCTTCTAGTATATCAATATTTAGTGATGGTGTTATAGTGTTATTAACTAAACTCATGGCACTTATTGCTGTCTCTACTGCACCAGCAGCGCCCATCATATGTCCAAGTTGTGATTTATTTGCAGTTATGTAGACATCTTTCATACCTAATCTATTAATTGCATCTAACTCTACAACATCGCCCATAGGTGTGGATGTTGCGTGTGCATTAATTAAATCTGGCTTACTGTCGATGCATTGTGACATACATCTTTCAATATGTTTACCCTCAGGATGCGGCGCAACAACTTGATACGCATCGTTTGTCATTACATACTTTTCTATTTCACATAGTGTGTTTTCTGTTTTTTCTTTAGTTAACAAAAATAGCGCCCCGCCTTCACTCAGAACTAGACCATCACGTTTTTTATCCCAAGGTCTACTTGCTACAGTGGGATTACTATTATACTTCGTAGATAATGCACGTAATTTGCCCATCTGTTTAAATGCATCTTCGCTGATACATTGGTCAACTGACCCAGCAATAACATAATCTGCTTGTCCTGTTTCAATAAGCATACACCCTAGAATAATACTGTATATGCCTGTACTACATGCACTCATGGTCATTGTACTAGGTCCTGTGTACCCATATTTGATATTGATATTGTGTGCAATCATGTTAGGACAGAATGTATAGCTATTGTCTGTATTTTCTCTGTTTGCCCTTAGACTTTCTAAGTACATGGAAAATCCCGGAGATACAATAACACTTGTTCTTTCACTTGGTAGCTCTCTATCGCCAATCAAGTCACTTGATAATGCTAATGCCCACTGCATATGCTCTGGTAGTCTATCACGTTCTGCTTCTGTTATAATCGGATATTCTTCTGCATTGAAGTGAAACTCTCCTGCAACTTTACTTCTAGTATAACGACTTGCATTTGGATCGAATTTAGTTATAGGACCATACGCAATTTTATTATTGATAATAGATTTCCAGGTTTGTTCTAAATTGCCAAACGGTGTAAAAGCGGATATGTTTTCAATATAAACAGTCATAGGGGTTCCATTGTTCTAAAGTCTTTGTAGTTCAGCTTCCATACATCCTGATATTTGTTATATAACAGAAAGTCTTTATGTAGCAATGTATATTTCCCTCCACGTGGAAATACGATTCTTGCTACTCTGGAAAACTTGTAATCTAATCCGTTGGGATCTTGTTCTAGGTTCTTCTCAGTATTCACCGTAGTAACAATTGTGTCGGCACCACGTGATAAACACCATTCTACTGCAAACGGTTGTACTGCACCGTGATGAAATTCATTAAGCATTTTATGGTCTTTAGTAGATGATGCGGTGTCTCTCCATGCTTTAAGAGTATATACACGATACGCTATCATATAGCATTTTGGAGATATATGAGGAAGATAATGCGCACCGCACATAGATACAATAGTATCTTTATGTTTTACGAACCACCACGCTTCCTCTGATCCCCATTTACAAAACTTAATAGCTTTTAATGATGAATTATTAGGACCGCCGTCTTCGCCACATTTAACGAGGAATTCTTTGAATTCTACTATATTGCTTTCATCTACTTGATGTAAAGAAAACTCTATTTTGTCTGCACCTGTAAAATTTTTAAGTAACATTTAAATACGTTTTAACACCGCCCAGATTAGAAAACCAGCAGGATCAAATTCCCACCACTTATGTCCAAAGTACCATCTACCGGGCCTTGCATGATGATTATTGTGCCATGCTTCACCACCGCTCAACCACGCAAAGATAGGATTATTATTCGACTGATCTTTAGTTTCAAACCAACGATAACCTAACCACTTATAATGCGATAGAACCCCATCTAAAATATGTCCTGCAATAGTTGCATTGTAGAAACCACTGAAACAGATAAAGATTGCAAAAAATAGAGGACCACCAATTAATAATGCAGACAGATATATAACGGCTTGGAACTTCCAGTAGTGTCTGTGATAGAATACTACACTTGGCTCTTTAAACATATCTCTGCCAGAAGATAGATATCCGCCTGACTTTTGGAAGCGACCTGTAGCACCTCTAAACCAACCAATTACATGTGGTGAATGCGGATCGTCTTCATGGTCACTATGTTTATGATGATATCTGTGGAATAAAACAGTCACTAGTGGGGATCCCGGAGATCCAAACATAAACATTGTCATCATAACCCATTTAATTGGTTCACTTGGTTTCCAGCTATGATGCGATGCCCATCTATGGAATCCTGCATTTGCACCGATACACATTACTAGATATGCCCACAAAAATCCCCATCCCAGAATAGCATATTGTTCTGTATATATACAGTATGGGACCGCAATTGCAGTTACAATAGCATTAAACGACCACTGAATATGCATTCTTCTCTCGTATGATATTTTATCAAACAATGTTTCTAGATATTTTAGCAAGTGCTTCCTCCAATACTTTTTCGTGTGATTTGCCGTCGAATAAAAATTTACGATGCCAATCATATGCGTGTGGTGCGTAACGACCATTCTCTTTACTTGACTTATGAATGAAGTCCCAAGTCATATTTGCTTTTTCTACTAGTTCAGGTTTGATGGTGTTTAGTTTTACGCTATCATCAAACTTGTTCATATACACAGCAAGCATGGCCCACATAAAGTCTGGGTATACGCCGTTACCTACATAGTTCACAGGACGACGGTAATGTTCCCAACACGCTTCTTTGTGATTATGGTTAATACCATATTGTTTTTGTTTACGCCAGAACGGTGTATCTTCTCGGTCGGACAGTGTAAAGTGATACGCAACAAAGTCAGCAATACCGTCTTCTAGTTTACTCATATTTTTGTTATATGCGTGAATTTGTGATGGTGTAATAATAGCATTTTCTTCTTTCGCACGATTGATAATACGGTTAGTTAACTGAATACATGCCTGTGCTACGTATAATGAGTTGGCTTCCATTGGCTCAACAAACGCTCCTGCCATACCGATACCAACAACGTTCTTATTCCAAGGAGTTTCCATACGACCGGACTCCCAAGAAATGTGTCGTGGCTCTTTGATAAACTCGTGCCCTTCCCAATACTTTTTAAACTTCACCATAGCGTCTTCTGGTGAAATTTCTGTACGATCAAAAATATAACCTGACCCCATACGATTGTATAGAGTGATGATGAAATTCCACCCTTCATCTTGTGCATACGACTGTGTATACGGACGCATTTCTGTTTTAACGTCTTTATACTTAACTGGCGCCACGATAGCATCACGTGTAAAGATATGCTCGTAGTCGTGCCAACCGTTGTCCATTGTACCTGTCAGGATACGGTTAAAGCCTGTAGCATCGCAGAACAAGTCCGCTTCATGCTCTGAGCCATCTTCTAGTACAAGTTTTTCAATGTATCCATCTTCTGATTTTACAATATCAGCAACATGCCCCCAAATGTGTTTAACACCTTTTGGTATTGCAACTCTATCACGTACTACTTCTGGAAACCGTTCTGCATCTACGTGATATGTCTTTGCTTGCCAATCACCTACTAGTTGATTGTCATCCATATCAAATGGCGCTTTATTGTGGTCCATCAGGAAGGTTTGTTCGCACATATCCTCTGACATTTCCCACCAGTTTCTACGACCTTGACGTTCAAGGTGTAACCAATAGTCATTCCATTTATCATCTACTCCCGGATCGCCTTTAGAATTGTTGAAGTAATCGTCTGTTTTGATTTGATGATAATATGAACGTGTTAGTTGGTTCTCTGGCATAGCAAAAGAAAATGTAAAGTACTGTTCATCAAACTTAGAACACCACCAATGATTTGATACGTGGTGACGTTTACCTTCAATGTTCCAGCCAACAAATTTATTACCTAGTTTATATAGTGAATTTGTACTGGACATCCAATCACGTTCTTCGATACCCATTTCTGCAAAGAAATCACCTAACTGTGGGATTGTAGATTCTCCAACTCCAATGATACCGATCTTCTTGCTCTCAATAAGGGTAATATCAATTTCAGGATTTTTTGTTTTGAGATAACCAGCAGTAAACCATCCGGCGGCTCCACCACCTAAAATAATAATCTTTTTTACCTGTGATTTCATGTTACAAATTTCTCTCTGTTAGCTTCCCGTTGAATTTTCCCCATTTGATTCCTGGTCAGTGGTTCATCAACAATGATTATTTCTTTGGGGATTTCATAAGGGAATAATTTATCTTTGATAGATAATTGTAGTTCACTTATATTTATCTCTTTTTCTACCTTTACCAATGCTACGATCTCAACTTCTCCCAACATTTCCCTGCTTCGAAACGTCACACATACTTCCTCTATATCTGGGAATACCATGATTGCATTTTCAATTGATACTGGAGATACATTATAACTATTCACTTTAATCAAATCTTTCTGCCGTGATTTATAGAATAGTTTATTGTATCTGCGTTCAAATACATCACCGGTGCACCAATATCCATTCTCGTCAAACTTTGCATCATCATTAAGATAATACATCATTACGGGAGATCCTTTGATCCACATAACTCCGTATCTATCAAGTTTGTATTGATAGTTTGGAGTACACTCTAATTGTAGCTTGTGTTGAGTATCTGGTTCGATTAGATATGTAAACGGAGGTACATGAGTTTCAGTGCATCCGTATAAATCACGTATGACTGGAACACCCTTGTCAAATAACATGTTTAACATTTCTTCTGGGATAATTGTACTACCGACACTTAGTTCACGCCAATGTGACATATCAAGTTCATGCCAACTACGCACTCTATTCATAGCAACAATCATAGCAGGAACAATAATACCAACAGTTGGTTTATATGTTAGATTTATTTCTGCGAAGCGCCTCGGATTAAATGCTTCCATGACAACTGTAGCACCTACCATAAGTGCTGGTAGTGGGAATAGATATAATCCTGCTACTGTCGGCGGCGGGAGTTGAGCTAAAATAACATCGTCTGTACTCATGTTGAATATGTCAATGTTTTGAATACAAGCATCATAACACGCCTTGTTACTATGTGCGACAGCCTTAGGCGCTCCTGTAGTACCGCTAGTGAATAGAACAGTGTAAACGTATTCTTTTCCCTTAACGCAAACTAATCCCTTATTATGCGGTTTAAGATTAATAGCATCATTTTCATTTAGAATGATATGGTCCGGCTTGCTTGCTTTTGATATATCATCGATAACTGCTTTGGGTAAATCATAGTACGTTGGCATAAATGTGACACCTAAAGCATCACATGCTAATACCATTCTCACATAGTTATGCCAACGTTCACTCGCAAATAGTACACGCTCATTTGGCATAAATGCCGTACTAAGTACAGCAATCAAGTTATCAACACTAGTCGCTAGTTCTGAATATGTGTATGTTTTGTCACCGCAAATAAGTGCATCCTTATTTGGAAATCTTTTTGCAGTTTGTTTAAATGTTTGATATATCATTATTCTTATTATACTATAAAAAGAGGGAGAAGTCAATACTCCTCCCTCCAGTACTAACGCTTAGTCTGCAATTAAGCGTTATGTGCCTCGATAATTAGTTTACCATACTTCTTAAAGAACTCCTCGATGCAAGGAACTTTACGCGGCTCAAGTGGGAGTTTGTAAACTTTCAGTGCGGTACGACCACCAAGTACGGTCATTTCTGTTTCGAAGTTATCCATCATGAAACGGAAGAAGTTGTCAGCCATTTTGTACAACTCGTCCATTTTGTCCTTGCCATTACGATCAACAAAGTCACGCAGTTCGTAGCAAAGTGAAGCAGTCAGTGAGAACATCGCAGAGATTTCACTACCTTCTTTACCCAATGTTTTAACAGTGCCATTCAAGATATCTGTTGGATTAGGAAGTTTGCCTGAGATTGCACGGTGCGCCATGAATTTAGTAGCGATACCATCACCAACAGTACCTGCAATCAAATCGTGCAAGCGACTATCTGAGATTTGCTCACCTTCCATCGGAAGCATTTGTGACACAAACGTCCATGAACGAGGAGTAGCAAAAGCACGTGATGCAGTGCGAGGATCAAAGTTCATTAGATCCATTTTGTTTGCAGTAACGTAGCCCACAACCTCAGCATCTATATTGTTTTGCAAAGCCCAAGTCTGCCAATCTTCAAAGTCAGTTGTCATTTCAAGGTGAACGAAACGATTAGCAAGCGGACTGGGCATACGATACGCAACGCCACGATCACTTTCACGATTGCCTGCGGCAACGATTAGAACATTATCAGGAAGTTTGTAGTTACCCAACCGACGATTAAGAATTAGCTGATACGCAGCAGCTTGTACAGACTGTGGTGCTTGATTCATTTCATCAAGAAATAGTACAACACATTCGAATTGATCAGCAAGTTCTTGAGTAGGCAAGTCAGCAGGCGGAAGCCATTCCATCAAGCCTGTATTCATATTCGGTACTGGGATACCACGCAAGTCAGTGGGTTCCATAAGAGCAAGCCGCATGTCAATCATGTAACCTGAACGCTCTTGTGTGATTGAATCAACAATCTCAGATTTACCGATACCGGGGGGACCCCAGATGAAGACCGGACGCTTACGATTCATAGCGTAGTTAATTTCTGTTCGAATATCACTCGGGCGAACTAGACGAACATCCATATCGTGTGTTGAAACTTTTGCAGACATATTGTATTCCTTTGTTTGATTACTTAATTACTATAGCGTGATTCGCGAGATTTGTCAAGTTTTTAAACAGCACTTTCGACAATATCAGCGGCTTTGTTAAAGTATTCAGAGTATGTTTCACCATCTAGAATGACTTGATATTTCTCAAACATATCAGCATCAACAAAGTTCCAGTTAACAGATCCGTCTGGGTTCTTGTTTTCATTTTCATTAGTGAAGTTGATCATATCGTTGTAAAAATTGTCAAACATGTGATTCTCTCTTTTGTTGATTACTTAATTAATATAGCATGGTTTGTGTATTTGTCAAGTTTTATCGAACAGTTAGATTTACTTTCTTTACACCGTTACGCTTTCCAATATAATAGAAGAACTTCTTTGCGCTTTCATATGTTTTGAATTCTTTTGTCTTTTTGGGATAGTTGTAGTAGCCATATTCAACAGTATACATAATTAAGTTCCTCTTTTTGATTACTTAATTACTGTAGTGTGATTCGTCTAGTTTGTCAAGTTTTTAATGCAGAAAATAACATGGGAAGTTGTTCAGCAAAGTTATTATTTCTCAATTTATCCAAATCATTTGTGAACTTGAGGAATGTATCTAGACTTTCTTTATCCGTATCAGGTGAAATAAACCTTTTTGCTTGTTCTAATCTCTGCTCTAGCTTGCGTAACATAAGTTTAGAAAAGTCTCTTGAAACATCTATATGGCGATTGTATATCTTAGACATAGCGTTATCAATTCTTTCACATTCCCGGTCACTAGTAGGCAATAAGTTGGGCTTCATGTACAATGGCCAAAGTACATTATTGAAGATAATATTAATATCGTCCGATTGAGGATCGTATAGCGCATCTTCCATTGGAAGCCCGGTAACTGACATAGTGGTTTCTATCCACCAACATACCATTGCAGGGATATGATTAGAGTTGTAAATGGATATAGTAGGCTCCCATCTTACAAAGAAGTTATCATTTTCGTGTGATGTTTTGATCCACTCTTTTACTGATTCATGAACAACTGTCCATTTACTAGGCCAACGAGAGTAGTCGTTTACCTGTCCTATACCATCTACACTTAAACTGATAGTTGAGACTGCGAACTTTTTCAAACGTGAGATTACTTTTTCTTTTGGCATCCAACTTGCGTTAGTGAATACTTGTATCTCTATTGTGTTATGTAATTCATTTTCGATTAAGAAGTCTAATAATGTTATAAACTTTGGATGAATCATCGGTTCACCGCCAACAAACTTAATTAGTTTTACATTCTTATAATCATCATAATTTAGACTGATGCCTTTTTCGTGGTCTGGTTGGTATGTTCCTCTACGATATTCTGGTGTTTTACTCAGTTCTTTATCATCTTTATACCAAAGATTACTGTTATCAGAACAACAAATGTTACATGCTAGATTGCAGAAATTTCCTAGATTTATTTCAAGATACCGAAGTTTCGGTTCAACAGGTTCATCTTCCCACATTCTGTTTGCTACCAGACGTAAAGAATCGTTTCCTTTTTCTTCATCTGCATAACATTTCCAACACCCCGGTTCTTTTATTCCCTTTTCAGCATTGTCACGTAGAGTTTCCCATTCTTGTGAATGTATAGATTCTGTAAACGTAGTAAATGGCTTTTTCATGTCAACAGTGGGGGTCTTGCCATTCTTAGTACTACTGTCATATCTACAACATGGGGTAGCAGTTTTCCCGTTGAACAGTGCAACGTGGTTCCAGAAGTATTTACATTTAGTTCCTCTATCAGTCATCTATGTATGTTACTCTATATTCTGTAAAAAGTCAAGTCTTGTTTTCGACCCAAAGATCGAAGTCGCCATCTATTAATAGTAGCTCAGCCGCTACACCTTCTTCGTATACTATGAGTGTAGAGTTATTTAGGTAGTAAGGAGAATTCATATAACGATCAATTGTTATAATCTTTGCTCCTACTTCTACATTTTTTGTTGTTAGATTAATTTTATATGCTCTAAAATGTTTCTCAATTACATCCTTACCGTAACGGGTCAAACGAAAGTTTGTTGAATCTCTTGTTGAACTGATAAAGATATCATTCATTTTAAACTCTTTTCTGCCAGCTTTCCTGCCTTTAGTGTTATCGTTTAAATATTTTATTAGTTCTAGTTTAGTCATAAGTTAGGGTTCTAGTTTATTACCCTTGGTTAAAATAAAAACTTCGAAATCATCACATTTGAATAGGTCGTTCAAACGTTCAGCCAAATTGATTGCGTGCCCTGGATTAGAGAAGGAGCATTTCTTATACTTCGGTCCTGGGAAGTTAACTAATGAATTAAGGGAACGCAAGTTGATAGCTTCTCCCTTGTAGAATACTGCATAGACAGCATCCGCTTTGAGTACTTGCTCACTACGGTATGTCTTGTTGTCAGTATGTTCTAAGATAATAGTAGGTTTTGGTCTTGCCATTCTTATGTGTCTTCCTCAAAATAAACATATTTTATATATCGTTACGTATATTTATCTAATATCTCTGATTATCTACGTATATAAATACATATAAGAACATAAATGAGGTGTATTAATGTCGCAGAAAAAAGAACCATTGTCATGTCATATGGGTATGGCAGGGTTAAATTTTAAACATAACAGAACTGACATGTGCTATCGTGCTGTTGAAGGCACGTATGAGAAACATAAAACGTTTGAAGATGTAATGAATGATCCAGAACTTAACAGACAACGATTAATGTTGCGTAATGGTGAGTGGCCATTACCACAATGCAATGACTGTAAGCACATGGAGGACAAAGGCGCGACTAGTTATCGTAATCGTATTAAGTTAAGCGATAAACCAGATACTTGGTATATAGATAATGTTGATTCAGTTACTGGTAAGATGAACAAGCTACATCGTGTAGAGTTTAGATTTAGTAATGTATGCAATTATGCATGTAGACATTGTAGTGCAGAATACAGTACATTGTGGACAAAGACTGTACGTAATAATCCTGATTTAAAAACATTTGATATAAATCATTTAGAGCATGATACGAGTTATGCACAGTTCTTAGATTTAGATACAATGATCCCATATATTGAAAAATTAGATGATGGAGAATTCTTAGAACTAGAAATCACCGGTGGTGAACCTTTCTTTCAACGTGAATTTTATGAATGTTTAATTAAGTTTGCACCTCATGCACATAAGATTAATCTTATTACAACTAGTAACGGTTCTATTGCAGGCAAGTGGAAAGGGTATGATGTTATTGATATTCTGAAACCATACAATAGTATTAGTCTAAAGTTCAGTATCGATGGTTCTGCATCTTTTTATAATTACTTTAGAGAAGGCGGTGATTGGGATAGAGTTATTAAGAACATTCTATCTCTTAAAGAAGGACTACCGCAAGCATCTATTAACCCTGTAATTACAGTATCTAATATGCAAAGCGCACGTTTAATTGAAATATACAATGACTTCAAGACGTTCTCGACCCCTAACAAATACAGTATGTGTGAAGTATTACGACCTGATATGTTAAACCCAATTAACTTACCACAAGAATTAAAAGACAGATATTTGCAAGAATGGAATGATTTTGTAGCAACACTACCAGATGATGAACTACATGCAGCTCATGAGGTAGGAGATTTCACAGTAGCGATGCTATCTGCGAAAGAACGAAATCAAGATGAATGGGATAATTTTTGTAGATACACTGATAGATTAGATGAAATCTTTGGAAAGCGTGTATTTGATTACTTCCCAGAGTGGGAAGAATATTGGACGACTAAGTAGCCGTCCAATCTATTTTACGCTGCTTCTGCTTCTTTTTCAGCATCATCAAGTACACGATTGAATTCATTCAAACGTTTGATAACTGACTGAAAGTCAACAATTGTTGTCCATCTATCGATAAAGAATGTCAAAGCACCCTCTACTCGACCAAATGCATTAAGCACCTGAATAAGAACACCGAATGTAATCAACTGTGCGAAGTAACTTGGTGCTAGTACGATGATAGCAACGTTACCTGCTAGTAGTGAGAAGCCTGTTTGCCATACACCAAAGCCCATGTAGTAGTTGAATAGACGATAGTAGTTGCGCTTAACTGATGCAAACATTGGGAACAAGTCTGCGGTTAGACGTTCACTGAAATCATCTTCTGAATATACTAGCTTCTTACGAAACTTAGCTTCAACAACTTGATTTCTATATTCTAGTCCTGGTAGTTTAATACCTAGTAAAAATGACAATAGTGTGCCACCGATACTCATAGTTAGTGCAGCCCATACTAGGAAGCCAGGAATGATTTGACCGTTCCAGATAGGTAGACCTTCACTTAGTGTCCATAATACTGGGATAAATGCAGCAAGAATGAAAATCTTGTTTACAAAGCCAGTGAATAGAGATTGCAGTGTCTTACCGAAAATCATTAAGTCTTCTTGGATACGCTGTGAACCACCTTCAATCTTTGCAGTCGATGTTTCCCATCTGCGTAGATAGTAGAATGTATTGGCTTCACGCCAAGCAAATGTGTAACGCTGTGTTTGCCATGTTGCATACGTTGCCATTGGCACATAGATAAGCAAGATTTCTAAGAAACTTGGAACTGTTGTTGTTTCATCCATATTAAAAGTTAAAAAATCAATGAACCGTGCTAGATCAAAACTCCAGAACAGTTGCCAAAATCTTTCTTCTTGTAGTGTTTGGATTGCGTCATAGAACTCTCGGTTCCATGCGTTGTAGTATACGAGAATTTGTACGTTATACCAACCGATGAATAGTAGCCAAGCAAGCATTAGCCAAGCATATAAAGCGCGGTCGGACGTTGCAAAGAAACTCTTTAGCATATTTTAGTCCTCCGTTAGAGCGACTTAGATTGGATCCAATGTCGCTGTTGTTAGATCCCAAAAATCTACATAGTTAGTAGCTAGTTTAATAAGATTTGGTTTAATCTCAAAGTCTCTTGGCTTTAACCAATACATTGTTTGATTTGGTATCTGAACAAATAGTTTACGAACTTCCGGATCTTCAACGCCCAGTTGCTCTAGTAATCCTAACAAGTTAGAAGCAGTGCGGTATGCACCGGATTCAGCTTGCATTGGATTCATTCTGCCGATAAATTCTGCTGGAGTACCTGGACCGTGAATACCGAACCAAACATCTCCAATAAGATATCGTCTATCGCCACCTAAGAATAATAAACCACATGCTGATGCACATACTACTTTATCCTTTAGGTGATCAATTTCTAACTCTGCACCTACTTCGCCTGGCGCATAGATTATTTTGCCTTCTGCGTTCATTACTGGAGTATTACGAACAACAGTAACAACATTTCTTAATTTAATGTGAGCCGCAAGACACGATCCTTCTGCTAGATTGCCGCCTGGGCTTTCTAAAATAAGAGTAAAATCTGAAGGCATCAACGGTGAAATTCTATCACAGTCGCCTTCTCCAACTGAACCTGTCAATGTATATAAAAAGTCGTCTACTTTTTTGAATACCAGATTATCAGACGTATCATCTGCATCTTTTTCCTTTTCAGAATTTAAACGCTTGTATTCTGCAGCATATTGCTCATAATATATATTTCCCTGATTATAAGAAAGTCCCAAGACTAGTAGTACTAGAATTAATAAGAGTGGTCGTTTGATGATGTATTCTAGTTTTGTATAAATCCATGTTGATTTAATTACGTCTGTGATAAAGTTTACTGCTTTTTTTAAAAATGACATGTACTAGTTTCCTAAATAATTTATTATTACCTAGTATTTATCTTTTACTTCTGCTCCCAGCCTTTTGGAATGATTGGAGTTGTATCAGGCAACGTATCTTGTGGAGCAACAGGAGCTTGCTGTTGTCTCTGAGCATTCATCTGCGCTTCAAACTCTTCGCGTGTTACACACTGTGCATTTTTGTACATTTTATATTCAAGACTCATTTGATGTCCTGTTTGTGGTGTAACTTGATATTGTACGTGTTCCTGACAGATTTCCATATTTGGAAATGGTACGAACTGATACAATGGTTGTCCTAGTGGTACATTGAATACACTTACTACAAAGTGTCCAATAATCATTACTGCGTTAAAATCTGGCATTAGAATTTTCCTCCGTCTAATGTTGTTATACGAGCAGGCCGCTCATGTTCTTTTAGTTCTAGCAACAATAAACTAATCTCAGTATTCAGTTTAGTCGCGTCAGCGGTCGTCATACGCACATGCTTTTCATCTTTTAATGATGCACGATTGACAATTGCTATGAATTTTTTTATATTACTGTACATTATTACGATGTATCTCTGCTTCTAATTGTGTTTTAGAATTGAATGGACCAATAAACTCATAGTTGTTCAATGTTTCTGCTTTAACACAATATACGTTCTTCCATCCAGCTCCAGGGAACTTTAACCCGTAATAACCAGCAGCATACATCACCTTTGAATTCTCAGTTTTAGTATATACTGGTACTGACTTATCAGATATTTGTATCCATTGCTTATTATGGCCGTGATGTTTGATAGGAACTCCATCTACATCATCTAAGTCTTTTCCGTACTCTACACTTTCTATTTTCTTTACTTGCTTAGATTCAAGAATTTTACTTCCGTACTTTGAAGTAAGAGCATCGAATGGTAGAGTTTCTATAGCTAGAGCATCCTGCATGATAACTTCAAAGTCAGAAGACTGGGTCTTACGGATAAGACCAAGTTTTATTCCTGCGTCTTCTACAATCCAAAATCTATCTTTTACAATTTCAACTGTATACATCGGTCAATATTTTGTAAGTTTCTTCCCAATCAGATACTTTATGGACTCTACCTACACCTTTTTTCTTAATTGCTTGTGCTAGTGTATAATCATTTCCGCCATCAAAGATAGCATCACCGAAGAATATAACTATATCGGACTTTGTAAAATCTTTAAGTATTTGGCTCTTGTCTGATCCAGTAGGAGCAATGTCAATGCCAGTCTCGCCTCCTACAGTTGCAGTTACATCCTTAAATTCATCATCGTTATAATTGATATACAATGCCATGTTTTCACGTTCATTGTATTCTTTATCCCACTTTACATACTCTGCACGTTGTTCAGTATTGGCACCCCGTCCTACGATTGAGAAGTTAACCATACCTGGACGTTCTTCAATATGAGTACCAGTAAGATGTGGAAATTGTGTGTTATCTAACCAGTATCTTAATGTTTTATGCGCTGGTACTTTTATCTTCCATGGATTATTATGTACGTTTACACCTTTCTCCCATACAGAGTTGCCATTGCAGTTATAAGAACGTGCTACAGAATTAAATAATCCTTTTCCTATTTGCTCAATAGTCTTTGGTGCATCACTACCTGTTGCTAAGTATACAGGATTATCTTTTACAAATCTTAACATAAATCTTAGAAACTTTGGATCAATCGCACATCTACTTGGTGTCAGTGTACCATCTACATCAAAGATATATTTAAGCATGTGGGTATGCCTTATTGAGAATAGCTGCCATTTCATCTGGTGCTTTAGCTAAGTTCTGTAAATCCCATATCCCACACCACTTAAGGAAGTTAAGTCCAACGCCATTAACACGCTTCGGCGTACTTTCTTCTGCAATAGTTTCAATGAACTTTACTTTCAAGTCTGTAGGCTGTTCAGTCAAGTCAATTAGTGTCTTATTACGCTCATACATATCACGAACTACATGCTCTTCTCCATTGTGATCTGTCCAACGCTGTAGCATAAAGTTATTCCAACTAAACCCGCCTGTATCACGATCTTCAAATGCTTCAATCATGCCTACTTTATTCTTAGTGCCTTTCTTACGACAACCAGGATATGCACTAAAGATGTTATCACTTGTATCTCCACGGATACACTTCTCAAACAATAACCATTCAGGATCGGGAGCACCCATCACTTCTTTAGTCTTTTTGTCTTTGATTGGAGTCATGTTCTTATCATCTTTAAAGAAGCCATCTTTAGTAATGATACGGTTCTGAACCCCATCATAGATAGTTACGTTATCGCAGATAAGTTGCTGATAGTCACTATCGCTACTTACAATGATATGATGATCATCGGGATGTGATGCAATGAATAGAGCAATCATATCATCTGCTTCTGCCTCTTGATGGCGTAGCATTGTCACGTTAGTCTTTTCACGCAAGAATGTAACAAGATCATCGTATGCACCAAACATGATTGCATCTTCTTCTTGTTCACGCATAGACTTAGCTTGTTGTGCTACTTTACGCTGTGCTTTATATGGAGTATAAAAGTCTTTACGCCATGAACGTCCCTCAAGGCAAAACACTGCGTGGTCTGCGTTGAACTTTTGATAACACATTTTAACACTGTTCATCATAATGTGAAATGCCATACCGATTTTCATATCAATATCTGCGCCACGCATCGCAACGTGTTTAGCACGATGATACATGTTGAAACTATCAACTAGAATGAATGTAGCCATTAATGTAACCTTTATTTAACTTTATCGAATTTAATGTAACACGGAACGAACATTATGTCAAGAATATTCTGCGGTGTTATCGTTAGTTTTTAGACGATTGATGATTAAACCTTCTTTGCTTGTTACATCAAAGCTACGCGGATCACCTGTTTCATCTTCTAAGTCATTTAATACAATGTTTTTACACAAGTCGTTGAACCAGTTGTCTACGATTTCATCTGGTTCTACTCCTTCGTACCCACTATTAGCTAGATACTCTACAAAATGTTCATTGAAATCTAATTCAAAGAACCCAGCGCCTGGCGCATTTTCATCTAAATCGATATTAAGAACTTTCACATACGGATCACCACTTAAGGTTGCTACTTTTTTATCATGTTCGTCTTGAGTAATGCGACCAAATTCTAAATCAATTTCAGAGAAACGCATTTCCATTTTTGTTTCATTTTCGATCTGTCTTGCTTCGCTGCGCTTGATTTCTTCATCAGTCATAAACCAAGTCTTTGGTTTTAGTATATTAATCATATTATCCCTTCACTTCCGGTAGTGCTTCAAACAATTTTCCAATACCGCCTTCTAGTGCAAACATGTTATTATAGTCATTGTTCTTTAAGTACTTTACAACCTGTTCTGACCTTGCGCCATTATCACATACAAGAATACATATAATGTATGTAGGCGCCATATCGATATTTTCTGGAATGTCATACATTGAAATATTGAATGCATTCTTAATACTACCTTGTTCTGCTATTTCGGTTTCTTCTCTGATGTCAACAAAGATGTATTCTTCTCTATCATACCATTCGTTAGCGAATTCATCAATTGAAATAACTTCTTGTTCTTCATTTGTTTTATAAAAACTCATAGATCCCATCCAATCTTTTCCCATGACACATCTTTATCTCCGAAGTGACCATATACACAGTTCTCACTGTAGTTATAAAAATTAAACATATCGAAACGATCAATGATTCCTTTTGGACTCAAATCGATATTCTCACGAATAAACTTTTCGATGCTCTTGCTGTATCCATTGGATTCTACATAGATACTTGTTGGTTGCTTAACACCAATAGCGTATGATAACTGAATATTGCACCAGTCTGCCATTTCATCTGCCACTACGTTCTTTGCTAACCAACGTGCCATATATGCAGCACTACGATCTACTTTTGTCGGATCCTTGCCACTAAAAGCGCCGCCGCCGTGGGGAGCAAAGCCCCCATAAGTATCAACGATAATCTTACGTCCAGTAACACCAGCGTCACCATCAGGCCCGCCAATAACAAAATTACCAGTGGGATTAAGATGCCATACAGTATCTTCATCAACTAAGTCTCCTAATACATTCATTGCAGCAAGTTTACTAATATTTCTTGCTTGCTCTACTTGTCCTTCGCCGTGTTGTGTTGAAATAACAACTTGGTCGATACGCTGTACACGCCCACCATCATACTGCACACTTACTTGTGATTTAGCATCTGGGCCTAATACATGTTGTCTTTGACTTTTAAGTTCTTTAAGAACTTCATGTGCATAGTAAATAGGCGCTGGCAAGTATGCATCGTTGTCATTACATGCATAGCCAAACATGATACCTTGATCCCCTGCACCAAAATCATCTGTACCAAGTGCAATGTCTGCACTTTGTTCATGTAGTTCATTATAGATGTTTAGATTATCCCAATGAAACCCTTCTTGCTCATAACCAATTTCTTTAACTTTATTTCGCACGATTTTTTTAACTTCATCTTTGCTTACGTTAAAGTTTTTTACTTCGCCCGCCAATGTTACATGATTGGTAGTTACAAGTGTTTCGACAGCAACACGAGTCGTTTCATCGCCTGCTTTGAACCCGGCATCAACTAGAGCATCACTGATTTGGTCTGCAACCTTATCTGGATGTCCTGCGCTAACACTTTCGCTCGTAAAAATATAGTTTTGATTCATAGTGGTTTCCTTTATTAATATTCAATAGTTTGTCTAAGATATTGAATAGATACAATCTTTGCGCCTGTTTCAACATTATGTCCATCTTCAATACGATATGTGACTCCTTGTTTATGAAGAGCTACATTCAATTTATTAATGGACTTTATATGGTCGTCTAATTCCTTGACTAATTTTGCTACTTTTGGATCTTTCACAATCGTTTCCTTATCTTTTCATAGTCTATTGGAGCTTCCATAGCTCTACGTAGTTGTTCATTTTGCCTAAGTTCCCCAGGCATTTCCGAAGAGTGAAATGTGTAGTCTTGGTGTAAATCGCCATCCTCTCGCCATGCAGGCTTCCGCCACGTCTTTAACGTTGAGAGCATATTCTTCACTGCGTCCGCCCAGCGGCATAAGATATACTGGACATTGTACCCCGGCATCTTGATAAGCACTAACAGCTTTTTCGACTTCTGCAAAATCATCTTGGCTAGCGACAACAAACTTGAGATACATGTCGCTATCAGTAACACACTGGTACTCACTAGCAACATCAGGTTTAATAGCATCTTCCCAACGTTCTCCTGAAACACTAAGTTTTGGGGAGCAACTCCAAGTGACTGTAAGGTCGTCGTGGTTGTTGAGATAGTTGTAGAAATCGTCATGTAGATGTTGTGTAGTGTTTGTTTCAAATGTAACATTCTTTAAATCCTGCATTCGTGGATGCTCAAAAAGTTCAACGTATAGTCGTTGCCACGCCAACAACGGTTCGCCACCTGTTAAAATTAAATGAATGTCTTGTCCATCGTCTTGTGTCCATTTGCCCTGTGGAGTAAGAGATAGCAAATGTTCTACTACTTCATCGATTGTAGAATCGTGAACTAGATGCTTGAACTCAGGATAGATACTAGCATATGTGTCGCATCCTGTGTGTATAATAGGTAAGTCTTCAAATCGTTTTGCAGTCTCATGTACCCCATCCTTAATAAGTTGTTCAACCTCAGGATTATACCTTGATTTCTCTCTATCTTTATTTAGTCCGAAATTTTGACAACGTAAATTACAACCAAAGGTTCGTAAGAATACACTAGGTACCCCTACGAATTTTCCTTCGCCCTGTAATGAATAGAACGCTTCTGAATATCTTAGTTTCATAGCTGGCTTTCTGTTAACTGCCTCATGTGACGGATATCCCTTTTCAAAAACTGGTGCTTCTATCATCGTGGAGCAAACTCCTGTTGTAGTTTGATATTGTCGAAGAATTCTTTCTTAACACTAGGATCATCTAAGAACCCACCATTAAGAACTGTAGTCTGTGTTAAGCTACTATGCGCCATAATGCCACGATTCTCACAACAGCCATGTGTTGCTTGAATGTAAACACCTACGTGTTCACTATCAGTTGCCTTTATAATCTCACGCATGATATCATTGCACAGTTCTTCTTGTAGTGTACCACGTCTTGCGCACCATTGTGCAATACGAGTATACTTTGAAAGTCCAATAACTTTCTCACCGGGAATGATACCTATGTATGCAATCCCAGCAACAGGCTGATGATGATGCGAACACATTGATTTAAGTTCAGAACGAACTACCAACATACCTTTATAAGTATGTCCGTTGTCGTTAGGAAACGCTGTTGCGCTAGGTGCTGTATCATAACGTCCTGCCATAATCTCATTGAAATACATTTTAGCTAAACGCTTTGCTGTGCCTTGCGAGTTAGGATCGTTTTCACGATCAATAATAAGTGCATCAAGTACATTTTCGAATGCATCTGTTGCTTCATCTATTAGAATGTCTTTATCGCCGGGCTGTAGGACTTGACTAATATTGTCACCTGCCCAATGCCTGATATTATTTTCAATCAAGCGTTCCTTTATTTCGGAAGTCTTTGTCATTTATACTATGTTCCTTTATTTTAGATGTGTATATGGTAAACCCACTCATAATATATAATACTACAAGTGGGTTAAATTGTCAATACTTTATTTAAAAAATATTAGTGTAGATAAGGTTCATCATTATAGCCTAATGTGTCTCTTGCTGTATCAGCAATTAAACCCATATCTTGGCGATCAACTACTACTTCACTATGAATACCACGCAAGTCTGCATATCCGCGAGTCGCTGAAGTTGAACTACCCGTTGATCTGCGATGTGTTGCACCTGCTGTTGGTAAATCTCGTGCTGCATCTGTTATTGAACCAAAGTCTGATAATTCGCGCAAGTCAATAGAACGGCGAACCTTGATTGTTGCATCAAACTTAATATTGTTAGTAATCATACCTCTGTAACGAGCCATATTATGTCTCCCAAAATATGATAGAAAGCTGGGATACTCTCTATCATATGTATTTATCATGTGTTTTCTTTAAGATATGTTACTAGTTTATTTCCCGAATAGAACTTTTCTACATTACGTAGTTCTTCATTCATTGTCCAAGTTAGGTCACTATTCTTTGACATTTGCATATGAATATATGCTTTAATATTTTCAATGTTTTTCTTTGTTGCATCTAATGAAGAAGTCCATTCACTTGGATACTTGAATTGATCACTCCACATTTCACTGTACGAGAGACTATCTGGAACCATAGGGATAGCACCAACTTGCAATCCTTCATAGACAGAAATGCCTAGAGTTTCTTGCAAGTTAGCACTAAACACTAATTTCGCTCTTCCGAGCAAAGCGTGATATTCTGGCTTTGTTAAGTTTAATTCTTGACATTTAATGAACTGATACTCTGGCATCTGTTCAGCAATATAGTCAAAGACTTCTGGCTGTTTCTCAGGAGCAATACGATGTGGGAATACTATGATGTCCTCTTTCGCCATACTCTTATACTCTCTGAGATCCTCTTCAATGTATTCCATAGGCCAACCCACTTGTCTAATAGAGTGAAGTAGTTGCCTGTCGATATCACGGTCATCGTCCCAAAATGTATTTGTAAACAAATCAATATGGAACTTAGTAGCAAAAAAGTTATCATCATAACAATCGTACATACTCATTTCCGCTTTACGAACCCATGAAGCATTACCAATTAAACGTCCTAGGAAATCTTGTGGATCGTAGCTACCAGCATGCCACAAACCACCGATTCGGATTTTTATCCCAAGCAATTCTGCCATATATTTCAGCTGGATAACAGTGGGATTCCACGCATCAGTATAAAGAAAGTAATCCCCATCTTTGACTTCGCCATCACAGATAAGTTTTGCAATCTTCTCTAATTGTGCGCTCTTATAGATGTTCGTTCCACCAAAGTTAAGAAAAGCACCGGGTGTAGTGGCTTCTGGAATGTCGGTTGGACCGTCAATCACAGTAACATCAATCCCGTTACTTTGTAACAATGTGGGGAGATGTGTTTTCCACTGCTTAGTATAGCGAGATTCAACACTCTCCAAGTCTATAAGATATAGCATCTAATTTCCTTTGCCATTTTATTCACTTAGTATTGAGAACACGGGATATCCCTTAGCTCTCAGTTTATCAGACCCGCCTAAAAAAGTCAAGTCCATAATCGAATGAATACCAACTATGTTACCATTCATTCGTTCTATCAATGATGTAGCCGCTAGTAGTGTCCCACCAGTTGCAATAACATCATCAATTATTAGAACACGGTCATCGTCTAACACTGAGTCAGTTTGAAGGTGTAGTTCGTCTGTTCCGTATTCTAATTCGTATTCCGTTGAGATAGTCTCACCCGGAAGTTTACCTTTCTTACGTGCCATAACAAACGGTTTGCCTGTAATAGCACTTAGCGCACCAGCCATTGGAAAGCCACGTGCGTCTAATCCCACGATTCTGTCGTAGATGATATTCTGTTCTTGAAATGCTTGAATAACTTTAGTCAATCCTGAAGGATGATTAAAGATACTAGCCATGTCCTGATACATAATACCTGGTTGTGGATGATCAGGTACTACCCTAACCATCGCTTGAATTTCTTCACTGAGCGTCATATTCTACTAATGCTCCGTTTTCTCCGTCTTCAGAGATTTCGATTTTAATATCACGCCCTGGATACTTCGCAACGATTTGATCAAACAAATCATCAGACATCATTTCGCATGATTTATAATCAAGTTCGATAACATTATCTTTGTACAAGTTTTCTAACCAACGCTTGAATTGAATGAATTCAATGTCTCTGTCATTATGTGTTACTTTAATTGCTACACGGAAATGAAACATGTGACGATGCGGATATCCCAAAAAAGATACATCATATTCATCGCCTGTCGCTAGAGCAGGATCTGTCAATGCAGCTGGATACTTGTGAATACCTTCTTTTTGAAAAGTAACCCAAATCCAACGTTTTGCATTTTGTTTTTGTTTTTCCATATCGTCTTTCATGTTTGCTTTCCTAGTTTCTGTTAGCATATAATTATAGTAACTACCCATTATCTCCAAGTTCCCGCTCTAAAGCATAAATCTCTGATTTCATTCGTAGTTTCTCAGATTTTAAATGATTCACATCTAAGTGTAAGTTATACTCTTTTTTGATATGATTGTCAAGTTCTCTGTGCTTTTTTCTTAGGCTATCTAGTCGTGCTTGTTTCTTTTCGGGTGTCATATATACCTCCTTATCCGAATAAGTCTTCTATTCCTTCAGGTTCTTCGTATTCTTTCTTCTTGCCCTTAACTGCTTCTACGAATTCATCTGTCTTTACATTTGCTTCTTCGAACTCCATAAAGTCTGGAGTTGTAGAAATGTTCTGAACACGGGAACCTTCACATTTACGTAGAAACGCTTTGAAGTCGCCCAACATTTTCATTGGGTCAGTTGTCTTGGGATCAAACAATTCTTCTACGAACTTAGCAAAGTATAGAACTCTATCCGGAACTACATCGGATAGCACGTTAGTTTTACCCAAATTCATGTTATTGATATCTAATTTATCATGTAACATTTCATATTCGTGATCGAACCTGCGTATTGCGTCTTGCATACCACGAATATGATATTCGGCATTGTGTGCTTGAATTAAAATATAGCTTAGACTATCCCAACTTGATTTAGCTTCTTTTTTGTTGCGATTTAGCATACCGGGCTGCATGTAATTGATATCTCGCATATTCAAACGTGAGCCGATTTCCCCTTCATACAACCAGGGTTGTTTATCATTGCTGATATCTTGACGCCAATTCAACTTCTTAGTCTTGTAAGACCAAGCGTTGCCATTTAAGTCAGGATAGTCATAAGCTAACCCTTTTGATGCAGTAATATAGGGAGACGCTGCATCAAAAGAGATTGTGATGTTTGGATTAACATGCTTTCGTAGCTGTCGTTGGATTGCTGTTAACATAGCACCCCATGGGAGAACGCTTATACCAAGAGTATGAATCCAAACATCTGATTGGTTTGCTTGTCCGAGCAAACCATCATCACGTAAACGAATAAGTCTACGTAGTAGTAGTTCTGCATCACCCGCATGATCCCCTGCCATCGCATAACCTTCAAATGCTCTTTCGCCATATACTGACTTATCATTGAAGTGCTTGACTTTCTCGTACCATCTCTCGCTAGTTTCCCAATTGGAACCATGTAGAGTGTTTAAGAACTTAGTCTTGCCTGGTGTGCGGTTGTTGATAAAGTATTCGTGATTGAAGATTGTTTTATCTACACATTCATCCCAGTTTTTGATACCGTTTTTATCACGATACTGTGGCAAACATGCCCATCCTGGAATATCAAGTGTCATAGAATAATCACAATATTCTTCAAGCCACGCCATAATACCATGACGTGTATTTGCCCAATCCCCTTCTTTATCATAGAATGAAGACCAGTCTAGTTTCCAAGCACCGGTGCCAATCTGATACCCTCCTGAATCCCCTACTAAAACTGTTTCTTCTCTATTACGATTGACAACCATGCCGTCTTCGATTTTAGTTTTTTCTAAGTCTAGTTCTGCATGTCCGGCAGAGTAAAGACCATGCGAATAGTACACATAGCCTTTATCTTTGTCTAAGATGTTTAGTCCATCTAGTCCATGTTCAAATCCCTGAGGGATACGCTCAGGAGGGAACATGTCTGTCGTGCCTGCGTAATGTTGTGATACCTTACGAACATAGAAGCTAGAAATAGCGGGCAGAAATACTGCATAACCGCTACTGATGTTGTTTTTACCTAAGTCTTTAACCATTTATTATTGTATCCTTTGTATATTGTTATACTTTTATTTAGGTTAATTACCAGATTTAGCAGGTAAAATGTACTCATATAGGCCCATTCCGCTATCGACATGAATAGCCATTGCACCTTGATCCGAGATTTTAATGCTCATAGATGATGTATCACCTAATTTTAGAATTGTCAACACTGTTGAAAGTGGGAATGACCAACCCGATTTAAGTTCGCCTTCTACATTACGAGCAAATGTAATCTCTGCTTTATCTGTAGATGCATCACCAATTGTAAACTGTAGATTTCCGTCTACTGTACGTACTGTGAACAATGGATCATATGCTGATAGAATACCCGCAACAGTTTGCAAATCTTTGATTGCTTGTTGTGTTGGCATTACTTCAACATCCCACTTTGCACCTTTGAAGTTTGCTGTTTTGATCTGTGCATCAACAAGTTCTGCGGTGATTACACGATATGTAGAATTCAGAATACCTGGAATAGTAAAGTTAAACTCTGCTGGAACTTCTTCGCCGTTGCGCTCTACACGATTAATCTCTACATGTGTACCCACGACTTCATTTTCGTTGTTGCGGCTTTCATAACCGAGATAACCGTTTAGTACCCCAAGACGACCTAGACCGAACTTGCCTTCAAATTCTGGTACACGGTCATGTAGCTTTGCACGTAGTACAACGGTACGGTCATCGTCCATCGCATCTAGTGTTGTTGCTTCGCTGTCTGTTGTCACTTTTGCTGCTTGGATGATACCAAGCGAATGTGTGTGCTTCACAATATCTTTTAAAATGTCACGCATTGCGTTCTCCTATATTTTATTAGTTCTACTATATCACAAATCAAACAACGTGTCAAACGTTTTTTCTGCAATATCATCTGTTTTTTGTTTTCTTGGATTTGCTGTAGATGGATTATCTACCCAATAGATTGTATTCGGTGGTAAGAACCCATGTATAAACCAAGCGTTACCGAATGTTGGGGATCCTCCTCCTGTGAAGTCAACACGATTGTTGTATACTAGTGCTGACATGCCATACTCCATAAACATCTTACCACGTGCTGATCCTTGAAAACTTGCTACTGGTAAGAATAGAGCAAACGGTTTACCCAAATCATAACAATGTCGGATAAACTTATCTTTTAGTGAGTAGGGAGGGTTTGTGATAACTCCATCATGCACATCACTAGGTGCACATTCAAAGAAATCTTTTCCATTACTAGGTTCGATATTATAACCAAACTTGGCAAATCCTTCTACAATAAGCCCTGACTTTCCGCTAGTTGCTTCATAGTAAGTCTTATCTTTATCTAAGTACTTCAACAATGGTTCAACTGAATCGGGTGGAGTATAACACTCATCCGATGCAGCATTTCTACCTAAGTTTTGTACTAGTTCTAAGTGTGTTCTTTTAGCCATTAAAAATCAAACAAATTATCAAAAGTTTCACTAGTGCTTGCCGCACTCAAGTCCCATTTAAGAACACCAATAAGATTATCAATCTTCTTGTCAATAATTGCTGTTTCCATCAAATCATGATCAAACGGTAAGTCTTGAAACCATTGTGGAATGCGAGACTCATCAATTGGATATGCAACACTTGTAATCTTCATTGGGTTGTCTTTGAGTTTACATACGATAGTTTTCATGCCATCTGTAATCTCAACTGAGTATTTGTCGCTATTCATTTCACGCAATGTATTCCAATTAAGAGCCGCACTTACATGCCCCGGAAGTCTTGGCTTCTGTAGCTTATCTTCTGAACTACGCAATTTAAATTCAGCATTTTGTGCTTTCTTATATTTCGCAACATCATTCTTGAATTTAGTCAAATTGTTAACACGCTTAGGAGTACCCTTCTCCCAACCGGGTTTTTCACGAAACTCTTTCTTGAATTCTTTTACCATTTCAATAAGATCATCTTGTGTGCCGTCAGTAAGAACAGTAAGTAGACATTCACTCAAAAACTTCTGCATATAGTCTGGCGTATCACTACGTTTCAAATCAAGTCCCATAGCTTTCACTTTACCAGGCTTACCATCTACGTCACGGCGTACACCATCATCATCGTAAATCAACATAGCATAGCGTTTCTTCTTAATGAAGATAGCCATTGTTGCTAAGTTTTCACGGCCCGCTGCAATGATTTCACCTTGCTTACGTGGACAGTTAAAGAACTCTTTCATAAAGTCAGGGAAACTTGAATTCACTTGGTCAGCAATTTCATCATACATTGTCAGAGCAATTTCTTTATCCCATTCAATCTCACCGCTATCAATCTCTTTTTGATATGAAGGATACATTGAATAATAGATAGAGTCAGTGTCGCCATAGATTACAGACTTGCCTTTATAGTCATACGTGCCATCGATAACTTCATTAGTCTTAGCACCCATGTGACGTGTGATACAACGACCAGACAATGTAGTTGATTGTCCGATGCGTTTATCGTAAAAGCGACAACCCTGATTCAAAATCGCACCATACAGACTGTTCAAGTTAATCTTTTTAACAAGTTGTCGTTTATCCCAGAATGCAATCTCTTCATCAGTTCCGCCTTTTTCACGAACTTCGCGCATGTTCTTCTGTAGAACTTTACGTTCTGCATACCAACGCTCTAGCAAGCTAGGGATGATCCCTTGTACATCTTGCTTGAAGACAGTACCATTTGCACTCATAGCCCAAGGTAACCCTGAGTTATAAAGCAAATCATATGCTTCTGCGCCTGATACTTGATGAACCTCTTCGTTCTCCATATCAAGATGCATCATATGTGTTTTATCTTTCTCATTCATGAAACGGAATTCTTCTGTACAGAATGTATCTTCCCATGCTTGTGCTGCACCAAAGCCTTTATTCTTTCCGCCACGACCTTTTTGAATACGTGATGAAATCATTTCAGTTGTATAATCTTGTCGTAGCTGTGCAGTAATAGTCTCTGGTGACATATTCAAGGCTCGAATGATAGAAGGATATAGTGAGTTAATATCAATGCCTGCTACCCAGCGTTGTATGCCCTTTTGTGGGTCAGCAACAAATGCGCCTGCAGCTTTCTGTGCTTCTGCATCTGCTTCTTCCTCTAGAGTGGGCTCATAATCTTCCTCTTCTGTATCCCAACTACGGCGTTTTCTATCTGGGACAACCATACCCCGTCGATGTGCTTCGTTAATGATGGCTTGTTCAGTAACAGCAACCGCACCCATCGTAGTTTGAATGTTAACAGTATTGTCGTGTGCAATTTCGTTTGCTAAATCAATAAAGCGTAGCTTCTTATCCAACTGGTCAAGTAGTGCAACGTCTTGTCTATTATATTCAATAAACTTGTAGAAGTCTTGGTTGTACAACTGATCTAGTGTACCTTCATAAGCAATCTTCTTCTCACCTACTTCGTATTCACCAATAGCATCAAGTGAATATGAATGCATTTCATGATATGTATACTTGCGATACAGTTCAAGATAATCAAGGTGAATGCGACCAGATAACACGTAGCTCTGTTGTTCACGTCCATACTTGACAATCATCTTTGACTTCGGCATCAAGTCCCACAAACATAGTTTGCGCAAATGCGATTTACTTAAAATACGAATAATACGATTGACAGTATATGGAATATCGAAACCCTCAGAGTTCCAACCACTGAGAACATCTGCATCCTCAATGAGGGCTAGAAAGTCGTTAAGCATATCTGCTTCTGATAGATACAAGAATGTATTCTCGAATTTATCACACAGACGTTGTGCTTCTTCTAGTCCTGCACCATCACGCATATTTTCAGGCGGGATAACAAACGTTACAAGTTGGTCTAACCACTGTAGATGAACTGTAATCGCTGTAATTGGCATGAACGGATCTTCTGGCGGAGCAAAGCCTCGGTCAGCATCAAAGTCTACCTCGATATCGAAAAACGCTACATTCAATTCAGGAGAGTCCTTACCTAGATAGTTCTCTGCTAAACAGCGAACCTCAGGTTTAATATCACTTTCATAAATCTTTTTATCTGAGTTTATACGTAGCTCTTTATGCATATCCTTTAAGCGTTTCACTTTTACTTGACGTACTTTCTCGCCGTGAATACTTGTATGAGATCCCCTATCGTCACGTACATAGAATGTACGCCACGCAGGATAGTCTTGATAAATGCGTTTGCCGTTGATACGCTCAACAACTTGCACAATATCTTTATCTTTGTTGTAGTATGCGTCTACATAGCTCATTTATAGTGTGCGTCCTACAGTCTCAAGTACAGTTTCAACGTCTTCGAAGTCTTGTTTCGCACCTTGAAGATTTGCTTTGTGTGCGAGTGAAATTGCTTTGTTGAGTACAGCAGGTTTGATATCTAGTTCTTCTGCAATAGCTTTTACAGTATCACGCAGACCACCTTTAAGGTCATCTACTTCTTGTAATACAGAACATCCTTCGTCTACAAGTTGCTTCAGTTTTGCTTTTTCTTCGCTTGAAATGCTATCTAATGACATGTGTTAATCTCCTCATAAGGTTATAAAAAAAGGAACTCTTAATTGAGTTCCCTTTAATATAACACAGAGGTGTTCTTATGTCAATAGTTATTTTTTATATTTTGATGAACAACCTTTTTCACTTAGACGAATTGCTAATGCATCAATTTTATCCATCTCTGCGTCTGAAAGTTGATCCATTGGCTTAGGAGCTGATTTCAGTTTGATTTTAGTCCCACCGACGGAGATTGTATCACCCTTCTTCTTTCCTTCCTTTGCCGCTTTGTCTAGTTCTTTGTAGAACTCATTATACTCTGAGAAAGATTGACGTGAACTTGTACGCATAATTCTATCGGCTATGTCATTTGCTTCATTGTTATTTGACATTTTATTTGCTACGCCTTTGATACCCGCACGTGTCGCCGCACCTTTAATGCCTTTTGACATTGCTGCTCTTGCAACTCCACCTGCTACGGCGCCTACTGCTGGAAGAATTTCATCTAGCTTGCCTTCTTTTAATGCGCCCATTGCAACTTTAGCAATCTTCATTAAACCTGTACGAGTGTTAAGCATTTTTTCAATTTTAGCTTTGTTATCATCGTTTACTTTAGCATGTACTTGTGTGATAGCTGATGCTGTGAACATGTCTACTTTTGAAGAACCGTCATCAAACTTAATTGATTTTGCTTGCTTGTCATCTACAATGCTTTGTAGTTGATCTAGTACTGATGCTTTCGCTTCATTAACTGACTCTGCCATAACAATATCATAACCAATGCGCTTTAGTTCAGCGGCTAGTTTTGCGTATTCTTCTTTTGATGCTGGTTCTAAGTCAGTAATCAATGACTTAGATGCGTCACCATGCTGACCAATTTCCATGTATGAAGTAATCAGTCCACGACCCTGTTCTTCTTCTGGGAACAATGCAATCACATCACCATTATCGAATTTTCTAAAGACTACTTTAACTGTATCATCGCCTTCGTTTACTGACTCTTCCCAAGGTGCTTTCTTTAGAGATACCTTTTTAGGTTTCTCACCACGTTCTGGTTCATCTGCTTTAGCAAATGCACGTTGACGTGCTTTCTCATCTGCGTCTGATGCTTCAGTTGTCTTCTTTTTCTTATTATGCTGATCTTTGATACGTCCAATTTCTTCTGCTGAAGCGCCTTTGCCTGCAGCTGATTGAATCTTTTTCATACCTTTTTCGCCGTACTTCTTTTTGCCTGCTTTATAAAGAATACCGCTCTCATTAGTCTTGCGCTTTTCTGCCGCACACTCATCACAGGTATCAATGTCGCCGTCAGTTTCATCTTTGATCCAGTCACAATCTGCACAACCTTTTGTACCTTCGTTTACTGATTCTTCAATTTCTGGCTCATTGTCCATTACCGCAGCATAATCTTCCATGTCACTGTCACCTGGCATTTCGTCTTGTGCTGGAGTTTCCATTTCCATGTCACCCATTGGGTCTGTCATCATCTCTGGTTCTGCGCTCATATCATCCATACCCATGTCAGACATTTCTGGTCCATTCGTCATATCGGCAGGAGCTATTTCAGTAGACGTTGAACCATCTAGTTCTAGTGTATGCATTCTTGCTGATAATGAGTCTGACATACGTGTGTATGCATCATATGATTTGTTGTGCTGATCTGCGAATGTTAGTGCTAAATCATGAACTGCGTCACGTGGGTTCTTACCTGACTGTAGTTCTTGTGTTAATTGTTCCGTAGCTCTATTTAGGTAATCTTCGAATTCATCATTAGAGATTACAAAAGACTCGATTAGTTGTGACAGTTTCATTTTATTCTACCTTATCTTTTAATCATTTGTGTTTTGACTGGTTTATTGTATGCAAGATTACCGACATCTGCACTGTAACCCATTTTAGTTTTTTTCTTCTTACCCTTTGGCTTTTTAGCATATATACTTGCAGCAGGATCGCCACCTCCTAAGGAAGTGTTCACCCCGGCAAATGAGCCAGCGAAAGTTTCGGATATGATTTCATTTATTTTCATAATAGTATTTATCTTATATGTTATTTATGCGGGATTTTAACTATACTATTATAGTGTGGAAACTGTTCTACGAATGAAATTTTTCTACGGTCTTCAAGTATTTTAAATTGCTTGAACGCATTCTCTTTATCTTCATCACTAACAGTGGATTCTACATGTCTTTTTAATGTATGCAATACATTTGTATATTTTGATTTCTGATATACATTTGCAGTAAACTCATTCTCAAAATAATCGATTATTTCTTGTGCAACATCTGACATATTAGGATCAATCATATTCACAGCTAAATGATTTGGATTATCTACCCAATTCGTATGGAATATTAGTGTTCTTTTAAAATCATGATGTATGACTTTTTCATTGATGTATTTTAGGTATTCTTTAAAATAAGGATAACTTAAACTATTATGTGCGCAACCAAATCCTAATATTAAATTTTTATGCTTCTTCGATTCTGTAAAGAATGCATCTAAATTATTATCCCAAGTGTTCCAGTTCAATCCCCATCGTATTAGTTCACTGCGCTTACCAACTGCTTCGTTTGACAACTGCATTTGATATTGAATATTAGGGGTTCTCTTTACGAGTTTCATAAATTTATCAAACTTGTGTTTTGGAAAGTTTAGATTGGTAGTGACGGTTACAACTATACGCTGTTCTGTACGTTTCGTGTCATTTAGGTTAACGATAAAATCTTCTAAAAATTCATACATGTGATTAGTAAAGAACGGTTCGCCGCCCAATAGACTAAAATTAACATAGTTGTTCTTGCCTAAATCACCTTCCCAGTATTCATTAAGTAGTCCAATTACTTTTGAAAATATCGCATCATCTGTATCTGGCATTCTATTACCAGTTTCTTTTTGCCAACGTGTACTAGAACCTTCCCAACAATATGCACATGCCATGTTACATTTGTTCGTAAGTTCTAATTCAATAAAACGAAAACCATCATGTTGTTGTATCTCTTGATGAAATTGTATTGCTTTCTTTGGATGATGTACAGCTTTTTCTAATCTTCGTTTCCATAGTATTTCAAAGTTTTTTGTATACTCGGTACGTACACTACTTCCACTTGCATCTTCTGTCTTCCAGCAACCTGCACAGTCATCGGAACGTGTCCCACCACTCAGTTCATATTTACGTTGTGTGAGTACTGGGTGATTTACAAAGAAATCTAGTCCTTCATTTTCTAAGATATCAAGGTCGAACGTAAGTTGCTTCTGTTGTTCTTCTGTATATTGTGCTTTACAACACCACTTAACGGTGCGCTGAGGCAGACTGATAATCATATCATTCCAGGTCTTGAAGCACATTGTTTTAGATAAATTATGTACATTTGGATTTATTTTAACCAAAGGCGACTTTTCGATATCTTCAACTTCTTTGTTAAAATTTGAGGAACTCATGTAAACCTATTTCTTTTTACGTAGCATATTTTTTGGCATTCCGTCACGATCTACATCGTTGCCGAACTTTTTAACTTGTTTGATGATTTCATCTACACCCACATCAACAGTTGTATTTACACCTTTTACAACACGACCAACTCCTGCTGTTTCGTTAACAGCAAACTTCCAAGATTTAATCTTGCTAGGGACAATAACACCACGTGGTGCTGAATATCTCTGAACATCTAGTGTGTCTTGCCACCAAACACCATCAAGTCCTTGCTGTTCTGCAAATATAGGTAGAACAAATTCTAGTACACCTGTTGATTCAATACGATTTTGTCTTGTTTCTTTTTTAAGTTTATCAGTAGGAACAATGCCGCCCTTGTCTACAGTCACATCCATGAATTCTAGTTCATCATCATACTCTGCTTCTGCGTCTGCCATTGAATTGAAAGTTGAACAAAGGTCGTCTTCCATTTCATCATCATAATAACATACTGTGACAGTCTCTTGTTGTGCTAAGTAGTCATTTTTGACTGCCCATTGTTTGATTTGTTCATTATGTGCGTCTGAAAGACTGTGTGCATCTAAGAATTTATTGCCTTCTTTCGTAGCACTATGTGTATCACCTGTTACGTGACCTCTTGCAATCTGCTTCCAAGCATCAGGATGTGTGCTTACACTTAGACCTGCGCCCTCATACCCATCACGCTTTTTAGATGCATCTAATGTGCCAACATGATATAATCCTTTGAGTGTTTTAACCGGTAGACCATCTTTTGCTTCATTGAATGCGGTATCTGTTGCAGTCTTTGCATTCTTACCGTCAGGATGCTTAGGATTAATACCTACAACTTCGCCGTTGATTAATTCTGAAATGTTTGATGCTTTGCCAATTCTATCTAATAGCTGATGTAGTTTGTCATTCGCATCGTAGTTACCACTTTCATAGCCACTCTTACCACGAACCTCAGTACGTTTGCCAGTCTCTGTATCAGTAATGTTTAACACCATCATATCAGCATCACGTTCTAGTTGTAGCTTGTAACCTTCGTTAACGCTTTCATTAAGTTTGTATTCGTATGTATCAGTGCCTGTTTTTTCTAACCATTCAAACTTGTCGAAAAACTTCTGGTTAGTTACTTTATATATTGTTATTGGCAAACCCTTTTGATCTGCATATGACTTTATTGCGTTCATAACTTTACCGCCGATGCCCGCACCTCGTTCTGACGTTGAGATTTGTGACATTAAGATTTTTTCTGGTCTAAAACTCTTAGCCGCATCTAACAAGATATGACCGAAATCACCTTTAAGCATATATGTGCCACCGCCACCGATCATTTCTTTTTCTGACCATGGGACACCAACTTTACCCCAACTAGTCCAACTAGTTGCGCCGATTGCTTTACCGATATGTTTGATCAGTGGGTAATCATCGTCTAGTGGCCACCATTTCTTATCAAACTCAATATCAACGTATCCATTCCGAATAGCATCAAACTCTTCTTTTGATACTTCGTTAACACTTTCATTACTTTGTGGATAACGGATCATTGTTTCTCTAAAGCGAAAGTCTTTGTTGCGACCTTTGTTTGGTACGAAACCAAAACGCTTATAGAACTTAATTAGTCTATTCTTATTCCCACCAAATGCATCATCTGGTGTTAGTGCGATAATAGCACCTTCTCTATCCATTCTGTCAACAATGTCTTGCATTGCTTTTGTACCCTGACCAGCATTACGCTCATCGCCCGATACTTCAATCTTAGATAACACATAACCTTTTTTAGTATCGCCGTGTAATGATACTTCAACTTCTTCATCTAGTGCGTCCCAATACGCATCATCACGTGGAATTGGTTTAGGATTAACTAGTCTAAAGAATGATGTGCTACCATTTCCTGTAGTACTTTGTTCTAACTTCCAACCTAGTTTACTAGCAAGTTGTTTAGCAAATCTTGTATATAGTCTTGCTCTACCGTCACTAGCGTGGTCAGTTTTATCAGCACCAAAGTCAAAACCTTCTACGTGTTCAATACCAACTGTACTGATCCACTTTTTCATCATTGCAACTACAGTAGCAAACACTCTAAACTCATCGCCCGCATCTGTTTTGCCCATGCTCTTTCCAATTGAAAAGTCGATACCAAAGTCATCAAAGTCAGTTGATGAAAATTCCATTCTTAGCGGACCATTTGGTGTTTGTGCTGTTGCTACAAATGATTGTGACTCATCAGGACCTTTAAGATTGAATGGATATGGATTGTCAAATGCCTCAGTTAGTGGGGTGCTAGATATTTCAGTGAATTTCATTGTACATGGTCTCTAGTTCTTTAGCTTTAATACCGTTAAACGCACGTGCAATGTCAAATGCATAACCACCGATACTTTGCTTCTTACCTTTTGATAATACTAGGCGATGCAAAGCATCCAATGCTGCATTGTAAAACTTCTTTTCTTTTGAATCTTTTAACTGTGCAAGTAATTCATCACGGGTAGATTCACCTAGAGCATAGTCTGCGATACGTTGTCCTGTATCACCAACAGTTGACTTGACTTTCTTGCGTAGCTGATTCAGTTTCTTTAGTCCTTTACCAGTCTTTAGTGCAACTTTGAACATACCAATCAGTACATCAACACTTGTTTTTGCTACAACTGCCATCACGATAAGTTCTGCTAACGGAGGAACAGAACCCATATCTTCTGCAAGTTTACGTTCTACAGCAAACTCTTTGTTTGGAGTTTTAAAGTTCTTCTTGCGCATTACTGTCTTAGCAATAAGTTCTAATTCTTTGCCGTTCCATTCTAAAGCAAACGGAATATTAATGTCACTTTCTAAGTCTTTCATTACTGCTTGTGCATCTGGTCCTAGTTGTGCAATTGGTTTACCGTACTTAATGAATTCTTTTTTAAACAACATTGCTAGTTCTTTAATAGAGATAGGTTTTACATTACGTTCATCATTTACACGGTCAATAAAATGACGTGTAAATTCAATATCAATTCCTACTTTTGAAAATACTTGGTCTAATACTTTTTCAAGTGCGTCTAGTTGCGCTTGTGTTACACCTACACCTTTATCTAATTCATTAAGTTTCATAGTTTATTCCTCTACCGGATCGTCAATTAGTATTACACAGAATGTACTACTTACTAGTGAATTGTTTACACTACTGTAAGCACGAACTTCAATATCATCGCCTGCATTTACTTTAATAGGAATGTTATAGTTCTTTGCATACGTTGTTGCACTCACTGTAATGATATCACGTGCATTCCAAGCGCCGTTGCCTGATGCATCTGGATCACGTGTCATAAGTGTTGCAATAGCATCTGTATTTTGTTTACCACAGCCAACAGTCCATTGTGTAATGTATCCTGTTTTGCCTGCTGGAATTGTATATTGTGCCATGAACGTTTGTCCACGTCCTGCGGCATGTGAACCTGTGCCGTCTACACCAATAATTGCTAATGCTGTTGAAGTATTATCACTCGTAATACTGATTGTTCCTTCATTAACACCGCTTGTACCTGATGTTGCAACCTTCACACGAAATACACGTTTAAATTCAGCAATTGTTGTATCACCTACGTCTACAGTTTCAACAACAACTTCGCCTGCTTGGTTCATACCTTGTATCTCTACAGTACGAGCACCAGTACCTGTTGGGTTATCTTGTAGATTATTACTTGTTACAGTAAGTGTTTCGGCTGTTTGAATGTATGTGTAAATTCCACCACCGTCCCAGATAGTCTCTTTATCACTGTCAACATCAACATTCATTCCAAACTTTTCAATATGACTTACACCTTCAATGTCACCATCTGCTAGTTGAATACCCCAACCAAAGTTATTTCCAATTACTCTTAATGCTGGTTCGCCGGCAGCATTATACTCCATAGCATAATGTGGCCCTGATAAGTTTCTATCACCATTATCGTGCGTATAATCATTCATTTATTTTCTCCTTACCACTTACGGCATGACCAGTAACGTGCTTTATGCTTTGGGCCTGGGTTCTCACAATTATGTCTTGCTCTAAAACTCTTACGTGCTTTTGGATTAGACTTTCTAATCTTCATTGTCTTACCTTTAGCACTTGTGCCACCGTGACCGAAGTTAACTTTTACTACATTGCCTTTTGGGTTCTTTACGTACACTTTAAACTTCTTAGTGTCACCTTGCATTGGCTTGTTTAGTTTAACAGTTCGTCCTTGATATTCAGCTTCAAAAAGTCCATCTTCACAGAATGCTAAGTAACCAAAGTGTTCGTGAAAATCTTCATGATCTTCTAACGTTATTTCTTCTGTTAACGTGATTTCTTCATTTATAATATCATCAATTCTCATTGTACTTTCCTTTTGTTGCTTTAATTTATTTAGTTCGTTAGTAAGGTCCTGTACTTTTTGTTCTAAGTCTGCGATACCGATATCGTGTTCGGTATCATTCTTTTTACTTACGCTTTGTGAATCTTCTACGTCTGCTACAAGTGCCGCAACAACATTGTCTGCGTGTGGGTATTTCACTTTTAAATTCTTTAATGCATTAACTGTCTTCGGATCAAATCCTAAATCTGCATCTTTCGTTTCATCTTCTGTAAGGATATTCATATCCCACATAATCTCTACTTCGAGTAGGCATTCGAATAGCGAATCTTCTTCCCAGTTTTCACTTACTATATCCGATCCTAGCTTACGCTTAAAGATTTCAACAACATCATGTGGGATATCTGAGCGACCATATAAATCCTGAAGAATTTGCACTAGCTCACGTTCATCTGCATTCGCAATCATATTACGAATTTGTGTAGCGGAGTTAACTGGTTCGCCGCGAATTTTGAATGTGAATGTAGGAACTGTAACAATGTAAGAATGTTCACGTAATGGACGTGCATCTTTTATTCCTGTCCACTTTTGAACGTGTGCAGGATCGCCATCTTTTTTCAGCTTCTTACCTACAGCAGGAAAATCAAATCTCGCATCTTCAGCCATATCTTTTTCTGATACTGCATATACAACTACTGTTGTATCTGGATCAAATCTGTCTGTGATTTCTGATGCAACGTATGGGATACGTGTTTGTACAATTGCATTCGGGTCTACACCTGCAAGCATCATCATCTTTTTCTTTTCGTTGAATTCAAAAGGCGACTTATGTGTATCTGTTTTCCCAGATGAAGCGATAAAGACTTGCGCGCCTTTATACTTTTGCTTTAGATATTGAAATACTTTACCATGTCCTACGTGAAACGGGTGAAAACGTCCCGGATACACAACGACAAGATTAGTATTTTCATTCTCAAGTAGATCAAATAGTCTCATTGTAGTTTAATTCCCATTAAAATTGCTTATGTGTATTTATCATTTTATACAGATAACAAAAAACCCAGCCGAAGCTGGGTTTATATTGTTAATATAATTGTTATATTACCAGAATTTCCACCATTTCTTTGGAGCTTTATATTCATTCATTGCTTCAATTGCATCATTGCAATGTTGTATCATTGCCCAACTTGATAATAGTTCATGTTTCTTTTTCTGTTCTAGAACTTCGTCTTTACTCCAATAGAAGTTCTCTCCCATCGTATTTTGAAAGACAGCAACCAACTTGCGTCTTTTAACATCAATATATAGAAATTTCATAGTGCTTCTCCCAAACATCTACATATATTTATCTTATAATGGTGTCAATTGAGGACTCGAACCTCACCGCAGAGTTGATATTTACGCCTGCTGAAATATCTGTTACTGTTAGCTAACCTGCATTGACCTATACGCAAACCATAGATGAAGATATTGTCCGCTTATATCATCACATGGATCATCGGAAAAAGTTTCCCACCAATGGTCTTCATCTATTTTTTCATCTTCCATTCAATCTACCTTTGAACTAATAGAAATCATATTATATTATATTTATTCTATTTTGTCAATAATATATTTTGGTCTCGGTGGTAGGATTTGAACCTACGGTCTCCTGGTCCCAAACCAGGCGCTTTACCATACTAAGCTACACCGAGTAATTTTGGCAAAGGTGAGGAGAATCGAACTCCTGCTTCTGGTTTTGGAGACCAGCGTGATACCATTTCACTACACCCTCATTTTTTAAAAACACACTAACTTCAATCCTTTCGGGATCTATGTTCTGCAAAACTTCCCATTGCAGTGGGACATAGTGTGCTTATAAAAAAAGCCCCTAATGAATTAACACTAGGGGCTTGCTTAAAATAACTTTTGTTAAAAAGTCACGTCAAAACATTCCCCAATCTCTTGGCGGCCATCCTAATATATATGATGTAGTATTTGACATGTGATTCTTTTCTCTTTGTTATACACTTAATATAGTACATGTTGTACCGAATGTCAAGTGCTTTCTTATAATTATTTATCTTTTATGGTACTCCCTAGGGGAATCGAACCCCTCTTTTCAGGTTGAAAACCTGACGTCCTAACCGATAGACGAAGGGAGCGTACTATAAAATAGAGTGGCTGGGTCGATAGGATTCGAACCTATACTCTGCGCTACCAAAAAGCGATGCATTACCGTTATGCTACGACCCAATGCCGTTAATATTTCTTACTGATGCCAGACTTGTCTGTTATCATCTACATTTTCTAGTAGACGATTCATATCGCCTTCTGCTTTAGCAAGAGCCGCGAATGCATCTTCACGGGCTTCAAAGTAAGTATGTCTTGAAGTTCTGACTTCGGGTTTATTCTTTGAACCCGGAGTGATCCATACTTCTATTAATCTAAACTTATCCATACTGTACTCTTTAATGGCGCGGTTGACGGGACTCGAACCCGCGACCCTCGGCGTGACAGGCCGATACTCTAACCAACTGAGCTACAACCGCGTGTTGT